CAGGGAATATACGCCTGCCATGCCCAACACAAATGTCATGTGAATAATTTTGGATTAACCACGGACGGCTCAAGGTCTGCCGACCCGCTGCTGATTAAGTTTTTAGAGAAGACTAAGACTTATAAGTTCGAGAGGGTTAATTCTAATGAAGTTCTCAAAACTAATCTCATTACTAACGTCCAGAAGGTTTTAAGTACAGAGAAAGATATCGACGGAGAACGCATAGATGTTTTTCAGTATGTTTCTAGACGACTTAAAAGCAAATCCCACTTGATATTTAGGTCTAATGGGTTAGAATATTGGTATGGAAAAGAAAGGCCTGACGTAGATATTGATTCGGTGTGGGAAGATATAGAAACACATACAAATTTCTTGCAGTCAGATCACATTCACTTTCCACTCTCCACCGCTGAAAAAAGAATGTTCTTACCTATGAGTTGCTGTACACATGGACATTCTCACGACCATACAGATCTTCCTACTCATAATGCCTGCTTGGACTGTACTTGTGGGTGTAACACATCTGAATGTAGTAATGATTTCATATCTGAAAGACTTTCGCCTATCTCCATTGCCCACAACGTAGGAACAGATGAAGAATACAACGAGACTATACATAAAAGAAAATACCAAGTTCCATACTGGGATCTCACTTCAGTTCTATCTCTAGATGTAGACGATATAAGAAACACCAATAAGGAAGTGGATGTAAGAACATCGCTACCGTCAAGACCCGCTGCTGACTTGTTAAGTCGAGACAAGGTTGTCGCAGGAGTAATATAAATGGATGAATGTCAATGTGAAAACCCCGGATTCTGTGAATTTTTTAAGCAGGAAATGACTTATGATCCACCAAATTGGCAATGGTGTAGGGATGCGAGTTCTCAGGATAGAGAGAAGTACAAAGTGGATTGCGATAGAAAACACGCTAGAAGCGAGAAGTTTCTTGGCACTGAATATGTAAAAACCTCACAACTTGTCGAAGATTGCAGAGATTCTCTCTTGCCGAAAGTGGGGCACTTAAATCTAAAGGGTGTCTTTGGAATACCAAGATCAGGTATGTTTCCAGCCAGCATGATTGCACTATGGTTAAATCTACCTCTCTATTCAATGAACAAGTCTTCCCATGAGCTTGAGGTAATGTCGGCCCACTCAGATTTTGGCGGAGCAAGAATGAAAGAGCATGACGATTCTGGAGGTAAGATTTTAGTTATTGATGATACAATATTTGCCGGAACAGCCATAAGAGATATAAAGAAAAAAATAAAAGAAGACGCCCTTTATGCTACTGTATATGCACATCCAGACTCAACCCAAAAGCTAGATTTCTATGGTAAGGTACTACCTCCTCCACACTTTCTCGAATGGAACCTATTTAATTGCGTATACATAGAGAGTGCCCTCTTAGATTTTGATGGAATACTCTGTCCAAATGTTCCATATAGTAAGTGTATAAATGAAGAAGAATATATAGAATATATAAAGAATGTCGAGCCTTTTTATCACAGGATACCCAAAACTCGTTGTCGGGGAATAGTGACAGCAAGACTTGAAAAATACCGAGACATAACAGAGGAATGGCTAGACAGGCATGGAATAAGATATGGTTCTTTAGAAATGTATCCAACAGAAAAAGAGGAAATTCGAGACAAAAACCATATACAGGAAGCAGCCAATTTTAAGGCCGAGCGTTTTAAAAGATCTGATGCCCACTTCTTCATAGAGAGTGAGCTGCCCGAAGCTGTTATAATTAGAAGACAAAGTGGAAAGTTTGTAGTTTGCCCGGAGGAATAAGGAATGATATATTTACCACAAAGAGCTGTTTTTATTCACATACCTAGAGCCGCAGGAAATTCTGTCACAGGCGCAATAGCTGGAGTCTGTGCAGGGAAGGGAATCGACATAATACTCGGAACTGGTGGAGATATAAAAAACTGGCAAGGCATGAAGCGTCACGCAAGAGCAGTCTCGCTGAAAGAAATCATAGATGAGTGGGATGATATATACAAGTTTGCTATTCATCGCCCCATGAAAGATAGGGTAAAAAGTGTCGCTAGGCTAATACAAAGAGATTTGGATAATGGGGTGCATGAAGATGCTACCTGTCCAGAGGCTTGGAAAAAGGTTCTCAAAAACGAAGACGAAAACTACTGGCAAGTTTTTATGAGTCACACGATTGACTGGTATACTAGGGGAACTGACGGAGAGAGTCTAGGGGTAGAGACTTATGACTTTTCTGAAATAAATAACCAATGGCATGATATATGTAATAAGTGCGATATACCTCAATGCTCTCTCCCAAAATTAAATTCGAGTAAATAAAATGAGACTGATTGATCTATCTCTATTTGAGCCAATTTTTGAACCGCTTTCCGGGCTGACTGTAGGTATAGTAGACGGTATAGGGAATATAGGCGACCAGTTATTATATTTGGCTGCGAGACAATTATGTAAAGAGTTCAATGTAAAACACTTTACGGTTAACGCCTTGGCGGAAGATCCAATACCGAAGTGTGACAAGCTATTACTCTTTGGGGGTGGAAACATTGGTTTTCCACCGGCTGTAGCAATAAGAAGAAAAGCATTTGAGTCAGGTATCCCATGCTGGCTTTTACCTCAAAGCGTTGTAAGGTATGAAGACCTTCATTGCGAGAAGATGTTTTTTAGGGAGTCTGTTAGTCGGGATATTATTGGTCGAGGAGAAATAGCTCCAGATCTAGCTTTAGGGTTTGACTTTCCTGAGTCGGACATTAATAAAAGAGGGTCTGAAATTTTCCTTAGAAGAAACGGAGGGTCTATATATCATCATATAAGAGTAGAGATGAAAGTAGATCCAGCCATGTTTTGCCATACCCCAGAAGATTACTGGAACCTGACAGATGAGTTTAAGGAAATTAAAACCGATAGACTGCATTTAGCTATATGTTCCCTAGCTATGAAAACTAAAACAACATTACTGCCCATAAACTACCATAAGAATATAGCTATGTTCAAGGAGTGGCTAGAGCCACTTGGATGCCTTTGGGAAGACTTTGTATTCTCCGATTCTATTTCGGAAAATCTAGGTAAGAGGTTTATTAAATGAAGTTCTGTGAAAATCCGTTTAATACTCTGCATGTCCATCCGGCAAGCTATATAACTTGCTGCCCTAGCTGGTTTACAGACTCTTCAGAAGTAACAATAGAGGGGAAGTACGAAAATTTGTGGAAAGTATGGAATCATGAAAGATTCCAAAAATTAAGAAGTGCGTGGCTCAATCAAGACGATTCCTTCTGTAAGAACTGCGTTCTACCTCTACTGGAGAATAGCGCCATGCCTATTGCTGGGAGGGTAGACCCTCCAATACAGAGCTATATGACTCCGGTAATGAGTAGGGGCCCATCTGTAATTGTTTTTGCAAATGATATGACTTGTAATTTACATTGTTGGTCTTGTAGGTCTAGGCCCATAATTGAGAAACGTCAAGATGAAATCTTTAGACAAACAAAGAATGTACTAGATACCTTTTATGATAGCATAAAGTTTATTTCTGCCATAGGGTCTGGAGACCCTTTAGCAAGTCCCGCTTGGCTTAAGATATTACAAACCTTTGATATCAAAAAATATGGCAACCTAGACATTGAACTATTTACAAATGGGTTATTAATTCCCAAGTACTGGGATTCCCTCTCTCACATTCACGGGAATATAACCAGAATCAAGATGAGTGTTGATGCTGCCAGCAAGGGGATATATGAGAAGACTAGGCTTGGAGGTAAGTTTGAGGAGATGGATAAAGCCATGAAGTTTATATCTAAGCTAGGTAAGGACTTTATATTGAATATGGTAGTTGAATCAGATAATTTTACAGATATTCCTTTGTTCATAGAAAGGGCCTTAGAAAATAATGGAACAAGGGTTAATCTTACGATGCTAAGGAACTGGCCAGATATAAGAGGAGGTACGGCTACTTTTGAGGAGAAGAGTCTTGCGAACCCAAACCATCCAAAGTATGGGGAGTTTTTAAGACTGCTACAAACTAGTGAGGATCTATTATCTCATCCTATAGTAGATGCTTCAAGAATCAGACCCGAAGGTCATGCGATTCTATAATGGTGTATTATCAAGAGAAGTAGAGATATAGTGCTAGGGGGGTGACCTTGCATATTAAAAGTTTTATAGAAAGTTTAAATCATGCTTGGATATCAACCAATCTCATCTCTTCCTATCTCCGATATAGATCTTGGGGCAATTGCTACATCAGTAGTTATAATCATAGATGGGAAGATCTTCATGTGGACAGTCCCTATTCAGCCAGATACTTGGAACATCCCTATAATGAGTAGGGATTGGACTACAACTGCCAGAAGTGATAAAGAGCCTTCTACATGGACTGTTAATGGCTAATTGGTGTATTCCCTAATGGAACTACTTTAAAAGGGTAATTTATGAGTCTAATATCAAATGAACGACTATGCAAACAACCCTCTGAGAAGAGAAAGTTTGGAATAGAATTTAATAATGTGCTAGGGGTGGGAGAAGTTGTCTCTCAAATAACCTCTATCGTTACTCAAAAAATAGACGGAAGCCTTACTGACCTAACCGTTTCCACCACAGGAATAGAGACTACCGCTGCGATTGGAAAAGATAGTCTTGTAACCCTTTGGATTGAGGGCGGCACAACAGGCAATACTTATAGAATAGAAACTATAATCGCATCATCTTCAGGAGCGATCCTTGAAGGGGATGGAATACTTTACGTATCGGATAGGTAAATATGAGCTGGCAAAATACAAGTCTCCTAATGATAAGAACCATGCTTAATGATGCAGGTTGCAACGGGGCAAACAAATACAACACTCAACGACTAGAGGAGCTGCTAATAACCTCGGCTTACTTCTTACCGTTAGAAATTAACTTTGATTCTACATATGTGATAGATGTAGCTGCTTATACTATAACTCCAGATCCTATAGATCAGGATGATGGAACAGAATTTATTTCATTTATGGTTCTTAAAGCAGCATGTCTAACTGATGAGTCTGCATTTAGATCCGCTGCATTACTACAGGGTGTAACAGCCCGTCTTGGGCCAGCCTCTATTCAGACATCTTCTTATGGCAGTCAACTATCTACCCTTTTAACAAAGGGCCCCTGTAAATCCTTTGAAGATTTGAAAAACGAATACAACTTTAGTTATGATGGAAGAAAAATCATCAGAGCTGTAATGACCCCGTTCGCATCCAATTCGTATAATCCCCTTAGTAATCTTGGGAGATTGAATCAAGCAGGCGGCTTACCCCCACAAGGCTGATATTAATTAGCTATAAATTTAGAAAGGCAATAAGATGGCACAAGCAAACGATGTAATCTGGCAACCAAAGGGAGACGCTACGGCTCATAAGGAAGGAACCATTTTAGTCCAGAGCGCAAAAGCGGTTGGCACTGGTTGGTATGGAGCAAATAATATTAATAATAGTTTTGTTTCTGATCTCCCTGCTACAGGACTGATTTATTCTAAATATAATACAGCCTTTACTGGCTGTGCTCCCTGTTCCTAGACTAGGTAGGTCAATATGGCTACTAATAATTTTGCTGGCATAATCTCCAGCGACCTAAAGGACTTATTCAACGATGCTATTGGTTCAATGTTTGAAGCAGGGGCCCTAACGGTTCCTTGTACTCTCTACTATGGTATAACTAAGTGGGAGAATTGTTCAAACTGTCTCTATGATCCTATAGGTAGAAAATCTTCAAATAGATATCAAGACGGAGGGTCTGTTCCTTTTCCTTTTGGTGGTATCTGTTCTTTATGTGATGGGGAAGGCAAGCGTCCCGTTATAAGTACTGAGACAACCAACCTTATGGTTATTTTTGATTATAAGCAGTTCCTCCCCATGTCTGCTCCTGTAAATAATCCTGATGGTCTAATACAGACTATGGGCAAGAAGGAAGTTACTCCTCAGCTTAAGAGAGCTAAAGAGATACGAGTGGCCACAGATCTTGGTGGTTATGGTAATCATAGATTCGAAAGATTTGAAGAGCCTCAGCCTATGGGGTTCGGCGGCAACGAGTTCGTTATCTGCACTTGGAAGAGGATAGGTTAGTGGTAAACATATCCGCAAGGCTCCACTTAAGTAATGACTTTGAGAATAAGTTCAAAGAAAATGCAACCAAAGAGGTTCGCAAGGTTCTATTAAGATCTTATCCCAGAATCCAGAAGGGTGTCTTAAGATCCTTAAGGGTTATTGTTAGGGAGAGGATCATGGATTCTCCAGAGTACAACAGTATGATAGGTGGAACTCTCAGGGGAGAGCTAGGTCTTCCAGACGGAATGAGCCGTATCACTAGGATTATAGAAGCGTGGGTATTGAATATTAGAGTAAAGATAATTCAGGGTTCAAGTAAGTCCTTGGGTTCTCTCTCTATCTCTATGATTGAGTCTACCTATTCAGATGTATTAGGCCTACCAGAGGCTGTCCTTAGATACACGAATCGCAAGGGAAAGTCAGTAAATTTAGATTGGTTGAAATGGCTCCTGACTGAAGGTGGCAGTACTATCGTTTCAGAGTATGAGTTTACCCCCAGTAGTAGAGGAAGAACCGGACTTGGGGTCATGATCAAAAGTAGAGGTGGATGGAAAGTTCCTGCTCAGTTTGCGGGAGTCTCCACAGACAACTTCGTTACCCGTTCTTTTGAGGGGATAACTAAGGATATAGAAATAATTTTACGCCGGGAAATAACAAAGGGTATTAAATAATGGCCTGCAAACCATATACGTCGTTCAACAAGGTAGACCACATAGGGGAAACCCTATTAAGCTCCGAGATAGAGAACAACCTTAAATGGTATCTTGACTTTGGAATGCTTGGTATTGGGGGCTGGAGTGATGTCAACATACCTGAAGCTGGCCCTTTTGGTGGTAATTACGACAGACTAAGACCCGTGAACGATCCAGCATATGCTGATGGTCAAGTGTGGGAGTCTGCTAGAAAGGATTGGGTCTGGGAAACGGGCTCTCCTTATTCTGGATATGATCCAATACAGATCTCAGGAGTCTATATTAATAGCACTCTACGAACAACAGGGGAAGTAGGCTATGAGCATCACTATGATTATCCTTTAGGTAGGGTTGTTTTTGATGCAGCTATTGCAACTTCCGAGACAGTACAACTAGAGTACAGTCACAGAAACGTTCAAATCTATATAGCAGACCAAGCCCCGTGGTGGGATGAGCTTCAATATGACTCCTTACGGGTAGATGACTCTGATTACTTATCTACTGGATCTGGAGCATGGGGTGTCCTTTCTAATCATAGAGTCCAGATGCCTGCTGTTATACTAGAAACAGTACCTAGAAGAAGATTCGCTCCATACCAGATGGGTGATCTTTCTCAGATAGTCCAACAAGATGTTGTCTTCCATGTGGTATCAGAGAACCGATGGTGGAGAAATCAGCTAATAGATATCCTTTCCTTACAAAAAGACAGTCAAATACAACTGTTTAATAGCGATACTCTTATTGGTAGTGGAGTTTACCCCCTTGATTATAGGGGAATGAAGACCTCGACCAATACTTTAAACTATGATGATATCGTTTCTACTACCCAATACAAGTATGCATTGGCAAGAATGGTAGAAATAAACATCACAGAGATGGAAACTCACAACTCTAGGCTCTATGAGGGCACAGTAAGAGCTACCTTAGAACTAGTTTTAGAATAATTTTATATCAAATGGTGTATATCTTGATGTATACAACCTCAAAGAATTTTTAGGAGAAGTTAAATGGCTAATAATAGAATCTATTATGCTATCCAACAGGTAGCATTTAGAAAAGACAGCGCTGGTACGGGAGGAACTAACTATGTTGCTCACGGTGTCCAGAGTGTAGGTATCACAACAACGTTCAATCTAGAGCAGGCTTTTGAGCTTGGTCAGTTGGCTATCTACGAGAACATCGAAGGAACTCCAGACGTAGAAGTTACGTTGTCTAAAGTTCTGGACGGTGCCAATCCCTTATACTGTATGGCTACTGCGGATCAAGTCGCTGGCCCTCAACTTGCTAAAAGAACAGTACCTAGCACATTTATGCAATTAGGTATCTGGGACGAAGCTAATGAATCTGCTGGTCAAGGTGCCTCGGCTGCTAAAGCTTGGGTCGAAATGTCCGGTCTTTTTATCTCCTCTGTTGGTTATAACTTCCCAATTGATGACAACTTCTCAGAAGACATTACCCTAGTCGGTAACGTGAAAATCTGGGGAACAGGTCAGGCTAAGAATACTATTAGTTGTGATCCTGTCTATTACCCATCGGCTGTAGCTGGCGGTTTCGCTGGAAACAACGATCTCCCTCAAGGTAGTGGTGGTGTTAACCGAAGAGAAAACTTGAACTTTGCTTCGAGCGCCGCTCAGACAAAGGATCCTGATTATTCTATCATGCCTCTTGAAATTGATGGTATTGGCGATAGCGGTATTATTGGCACAGCCCACGTTCAGTCCATCTCTGTTTCTGCTGATGTTAGTCGAGAAGACTTGTTTGAGCTTGGTAAGAAAGTACCTTACGCTAAGACCGTTACTTTCCCAATCGAAGTTACTTGTGACATCGAGACTACGAGTAGTTCTGGTGACTTAATCAGTGCTGTTGACGCTTGTGCTTCTAGCGCTTACTGTGCTACGGCAAGTAACCTAACTGATCGTAAGATTAGAATCGCAACTTGTGAAGGTACTAGAATCTATCTAGGAACCAAGAACAAGCTTTCTTCCGTGACATACGGAGGAGGAGACGCTGGAGGAGGCAACTCTACTGTGACTTATAGTTATAGTACGTTTAATGACTTCACTGTCATGCATCCTGCGGATGTGACTGCTTCTGGTGGTTCTGCTTCTGGGTTGAATTGGTGGGGAGCTAGAGGAACTTACCTTGGTCAATAATTGACGAACTTTTAAGAGGGTATGATTCGCTCTGCCCATCTTATTTTAGTCAGCAATGCAATAAACGGCTTGCTGATTACTTAAATGCATAATAGGAATTTATGTTTTGGATTTTTATATTAGGATTTTGTTTGTTACTACCTTAACGGTCTTAAGCCTTACGTGGCTGACCTTCTTTTTTATGAAGATGCTTTCTTCGTATACGGATATTGGACAAGTAACAAAGACTAAGAAGAAGAAGAAGAGTAGTATTCAAAATTCCGAAGACGACATTCCTGAATTTGCTATTGACCAGAAGCCTCCTAAGATAGAGACTTCATTTGGAGATAATAGGATTGGGGAAGTTTATGGTGGGTCTTCCGAGTAATTTCGAGGGTATGTCTGGATACAGACAACGTTTCATAGCTACTCAAGGGCCCTCAAAAAAAACGGATCCTTCTTCTCCTCCTTTTAATATAGTGACAGAAGTAAAAAAAGAACCAGTTATTCAAGAGAACATTGAATTAGTATCGTCTGTTTATGATGGGCAGGAGATAGAATCTTATAGACCAAACTTAAAAGAGGTATTTGAAATGGATAAAGCTCCCGAAGACAACACTACCAGTACTAAGAGATGTGTAGGCCTAGATATTGGGACTGGGTTCATCTCATGTGCTGAAGAGGAAGATAGTAAGATTAAGTTCAGAAAAGTTCGAGATGCTTTCTTCAAGCTAAATCCTTCTAAGTTTCTAGAGGGTTCTGCTAATAACTTCGGTGAAGGTATGCTCAAAAACGCAGGGGCTCACTACGTTAAGGTAGATGACCAGCTATATGTGCTAGGAGATGATGCCTTCAAGTTCGCCAATCTATTCCATCAAGAGTGTCTAAGACCTATGCACAGAGGTGTATTGAACTCCAAGCAGCCCGTGTCTAATTTAATGGTCTCAGAACTAGTTAAAGCCGTAGCTGGAAAACCTCAGGCAGATGATGATGTACTATACTACTGTGTCCCGGCAGAGCCTATTGATGCAGAGTTTGATGTAGAGTATCACAAGCAGATTCTTAATGGTACATTCAAAGAGCTAGGATACAAGAACATTAATGTCATGACTGAAGGCCTTGCTGTCGTTTACTCGGAACTATCCGAGACTCAATACACAGGTATCGGCATGAGCTTCGGGGCCGGAATGGTCAATATCGTTTATGCTTTCATGGGTATTCCTGTCTTTGCCTTTAGTCTTTCAAGAGGGGGAGACTGGATAGACAGTCATGCAGCCCAGCACTCTGAGGAGACAAGTAACGTAATAACCGCTATCAAGGAGAAGGCAGACTTTAGCCTTGCTGATGATACTGCGGGTATCCAGAAAGCTATCTGTATTTATTATGATTCCTTATTAGTATATGTAGTAGAGCAGTTCAAAGAGCTTTATGCAAAGACCCCTAAGAAACAATTGCCGAACGTGACAATGGAAATGCCCCTAGTGATTGCTGGCGGTACATCCTTAATGTTAGGGTTCGTTGAGAGACTTAGAGAGCTTGTTGCTGAAGATTTTCCTGTACCAATTTCGGAAGTTAAGCATGCAGAAAACCCCTTGTTTGCTGTTTCAAACGGACTACGTAGAGCTGCGACTCTTTCTTCTGCTGAATAGGAAATAAGGATGGATCTTCAGGAACTGGAATCTGTAGTGGCTAGGATACTAGCAGGGGTTTCTTTCTTTAAGTCTGAAGGTTCTCTATATAGAGTATTGGACTCGACCCCAGAACAGAGTGTCCTTGCTGATTATATAGTAGCAGAAGCATGTGAGGATTTGGCATACACAAGTAATTTTATGGAAAGAATTGATGCAGAGCTCATTCATCAGAGAATGGGGACATGGACGAATCAGGATGACTTGAATATAAAGGCATCAGAGGCTCATGTTGATGATTTAAAGATAGCCCTCTACAAGACACTAATGAGTAAGAAGAAACAGAAACAGATAAGGAAACAATTAGAAGGAGTAAGAAAGTCCCTTAGTCTAGCTTACTTTAAAAAGGATGGCATTTACGCTGGGACTCTAGAGACACATAAGAAGAACTTAAAGGATAAGTTTTTAACAGCTATAAATATTTCAGACTTAGCAGGAAATCATCCCTATACAGTGGAGAACTTTTGGACAGAGGATTCTTATTTGGCAAACGCAGCTACAGAAGCTGTTGCCGTAGGATACATCGGTCAGGATGTTATAAGGGAGGCTTCTAGGAAAAACCCTTGGAGATCTTACTGGAACGCAGCTAAGGCAGATGTTTTTTCAAAACCCTTGGCTGAAGTAGGATCTGTTCAGAGATTGATTGTAACCTTTTCTCAGATGTATGATAATGCAAGACAGCATCCTGAGTGCCCAGCGGATGATGTCTTTGATGATGACGATGTTTTCGATGGCTGGATGTTACACGACAACAAGTTGAGAGTGAAAGAACAGAGACAGAAACAAATAGATAGCACGGTAGGCAGTAAGGGAGATGAGGTCTTCATTATGGCCAGTGATCAAGAAGAGGCTAATGAAATTTTTGATGTTAATCATGATCGTCAAAGGTTCCAAATGGGCAGAAAATTGAAACAGATTAGAGAATCAGACAGGAATTTAGATGATATTGAACTGGTTGATAATCAAGAGAAATTACAAGTAATGTCTAATCAACAAGCTAAAGACAGAAGGAAATAGATATGAAGGAGTTTAAGTCAAGTGGAGGATTGCCTCATAAGGACTCTGAACGTTACAGGGATGTCTCAAAAAAGAGGCTTCTTAATAACATAAAGAAGAAATTTAATACAACTATTATTGGATCCCTAGCAGCCTTCGAAGAGTTATTCGGAGACTTGTGGGGTCATGGGACTGAGTATGAAGACCTAGATGAAGACCAAAAATATTGGAGAGATATCTGGTTGGATGCAAGAACCCAAATACTAGATGCTGGAAACTCCAACGCAAGAGCCGCACAGAGCGAAATCTCTGAGTACTCTCTGAGTTGGAATAAATACGTTACTAATTTTGTTGTTGTCAACAAGGATAATCAGGAGAACAGAGATGGCCGATAAGGAAAAACAAGTGAACGATGGTACTAAAAGAGTTTTTGAAGTTGATGGGGTCACCTATGCTGTGAAGAGACCTAGCGTTGCAGACATCCGACTTGCGGATGAACGTAGATCTTCTTCGTTTAATAGAGCTCTTCAGCGAGGAGACTTGCTTCGTGAACAGCTTGATACAGAGCTTAGAAAGCGAGAGCTTTGGAACGATGCTCGTGAGGATGAGTATCAGGGTCTACGTAACAAGGTTATCGACGACAAGTACAAACTGGAAAAAGGTGGTATCAAACTAACCGAAGCCAAGGATGTCGCTCTAGAAATGTCCGACGCTAGAGCTAATATGGTCGAAATGCTAGGTAGCAGGTCTGAATTAGACTCTAATACCTGTGAGGGTAAAGCCGACTCAGCTCGTTTTAACTCGCTCTTTTCTTCCTGCTTGGTGTATAATGAGTCAGGAGAAGTATACTTTTCGGGTGGGCTAGACGAATACCTAGAGAAACAAGAAGATGCAGTTGCCTCAAAAGGGGCCACTGAGTTTTATTACCTTATTTCTGGAAGTGAGAATTTAGATGAACAACTCCCAGAGACGAAGTTCCTTAAGAAGTTTAAGTTTGTAGACGACAGTAGTCGCCTTATTGACAAAGACGGTCGCTTGATTACCAGAGAAGGTAAGCATATTGACGAATTTGGGAACTATATCGAATGGAAAGAAGACGGATCTTCGATTACTGTTGACATGAAGCAGAGAGAGCTTTCTGAAGACGGTAGCTTTAGTGTTGAATTTAGTCCCTTTTTGGATGATGCAGGAGAGCCTATTGAAGAAGAAGTTGAAGAAGCCCCTGTTAAAAAGAAACCCACCAAGAAAAGAAAGACCAAGGCTAAGAAAGAAGCAGTAGAAGTAGTAGCAGAAGACGCAGTAGAAGAAGAGGCAGTGGATGCCGAACCTGAAGCTGACGTTGAAGCTGATGCCGAAACTGAGTCTGGAGAGTCAGAGTCAGAATAATAAACCGGGAGAAGCGATTATATTGTCTGTAGCAGTATAGTCGCTTTATCTTTTTATAGAGAATAAAAAATATGGCGTTCAACATAAATGCTCAAGTTATCCTTTCTGGGCCTAAAAACCTTTCTGCTATTACTAGCACGATCAAGAAACAACTTAGTAATGTAAATGTTAACGTTAATATAAACATCCCGAAGAATGTACTGAAACAGATACAGACCCTTAACACCAGTCTAGCTACTACAACTTCCCAGACCAAGAAGCTCAACTCTGCCGCTCAGAGCACAGGAGCTAGTGTCAATAGTATGGGTAAAAGTGCCGCCTCGGCAGGCAATAGCATGCAACGGCTGGGAGTGGAGACTGCTAAGACCTTTAAGAGGTTTGCTGCTGCCGGTATTGTAACTGCTACGTTCTTCAAGCTAACTAGAGCTATCTCCTCTGCTGTCCCTAAGGCCTTAGAGCTTCAGACTCAGATGACGAGATTGCAGCAGGTTACTGGGAAAAGTAGAGCAGAGCTTGACGGCCTTGCTAAGAGTGTGGATAAGTTATCTGTCAGTCTTGGTATCGATGCTAATGAGCTTACTAATATTGCAAGAATCTTTGCACAGACTGGGCAGAACCTACGTCAGGTAGAGGCTTCTATGAGGGCTGTAGCTAAGGCTTCCTTGGCTCCTACTTTTGGTACTATGGAGCAGACCGCAGAAGGTCTTATTGCTTCCCTCAATCAGTTCAATCTTACAGCCTCTCAGTCAGAGGAAGTACTTGGCTCTTTGAATAATGTCTCTAAAAAGTTCGCTGTAGAGTCAGGTGACCTTGTTACTGCGATACGTAAGACTGGTGCTGTCTTTGCTCTTGGGGCTGGAGAGATACAAAAACCTATAGATGCATTGCATCAATTTAATGCTATCTTTACTTCTGTTCGTGCAACTACTCGTGAGTCTGCCGATACTATTGCTGCTGGTTTAAAGACTATCTTTAGTAGAATTCAGCGTCGTAGTAGTATTGAGGCACTTGATCAATTAGGCATAAAGCTTGTGGACGTAAAGGGCAAGTTTATAGGTTTATATCCAGCACTTCAAGAGATAGGAAAGCGACTTGAGGGCGTTTTTGCGTCAGGTGACTCCCTTGCCCTCTCAGCGATCACTGAAGAGCTTGGTGGTATTCGGCAGGTAGGTAAGCTTATCCCCGCTATCAAGGAGTACAAGAAGGCTCAGCAGGCTTTAGAGGCATCTAAGGCAGGAGCCCTTCAAGGTCTTGACCCGGACGTATCACTAGGTCTCCTAACGATGGCTAAGTCTTTAGATCAAGTCAAGGCTAGTTTCCAGAGCCTTGTAAATACTATCTCGGAATCTAAGACTTTTCAAGTCATGATAAAGGGAGTCACCTTCTTAGCCAATACCTTGCTTAAGATGGCTGATAATCTCACGGCAATACTTCCAGTCCTTGCTGCCTTTGCTGCAATTAAGTTGGCTGGTGCTGCTACTCAGTTCGGAAAGGGCTTTCTTGGTTCTTTTGGAGCAGGAGGAGGAGTAAAGTCTGCAGGGTCTACTCTGGGGAGTAAGGCTACTGGGGGAGGAGCTAAGGCTCAGCTCTCTTCAAGTAAGGCTCTTGCTGTCGCTACTAAAGGTCTTGATGTAACGAACAAGCTATTATTAGCAGCTACCAAGGAACAAACAGGGGCAACGGGAGTCCTAACAGCGAAAATGAATGAGGTACAAGTCGGAGTAAAGCTCTTATCTACTGCGATTAACAAGCTGGCAGTTCAGGTTGCAAGGGCTCCTATCGGATTCCCTAGAGGAGGAGGAGGAGGACGAGGGGGACGACCTAGAGGGTTTGCTCATGGAGGGATAGTCCCCGGAACTGGCAACGGAGATACTGTTGAGGCTATGTTGACTCCGGGAGAGTTCGTTCTTACAACAGATGCTGTTGACGCTATCGGTGCTGGAAATCTAGAGAATATGCAAAGACAAGGTTTCGCGAAGGGTGGCTCAGTCGTAGGAAATATAGGTTCTGACTTTGGTCTTTCTGTCTTTAAGAAAACAGATGTGACGAGTGGAAAGACACTAGCAAAAGAAGGAGTTCTTGTTTCTGCACTCTCCAAGGATAAAAAGATCAAGGGTATCTTAACCAGTGCTTTGCAGAAACAAATCGCAAACACAGGTAAGGACACAGAAGTATCCGTGTCTTCTCTTTCTGATAATGAGGCTATACCCGCTAGTCTAGCAGAGGATGTGGCTAAAATAGGAGGATTACCAAATAAGACTGCGGCAAGAGCCCTTAAGGGAAGTGACTTAAAGTCTGGTGGTCGGTACGCAGCTAAGTTTAAAAATAAGTCACTAATTAAGAAGGCAGCTGGGTTCCCTGCCGCTGCTAGAATAACCGCCACCAAGATGTCTTTTGGCTCTCTTAGTGAGGAATCTGGTGAGGTATTTGACGATAAAATAACTGGAGGTATCCCCAAACTATTTGGAGAGGCATTAGATGGGTTTACGGGAGAGCTTAAATTAGGAGAGGACAAGGTAAAATTAGAGGACTTGCTATCTAACAGTGGAATAGGCTCCCTTAAGGGCCAGCTATTCGAAGCTTTTGTAAGAAACGTTGGAGGTCAGGTAGTCAAGGATGAGGACAAGAAGAAGGATGATATTTTTGACTTCAGAGCGGGAGACTCTGCAGGAAGTCTAGATACGTACAAACAATTGTTTGGTAGTGGATTCAAGCTTCCAAATGAAGTTAAGGTAAGTAGTAGTGCTGATTCTGTTACTTCAGCTGTAGGAAAGGCAGTGAAAGAATTCGGGGCCAGTAATATCCAGTTGAATCCTAAAAAGTTTGCTGCAGGAGGGAAGGTAGACTCAGTACCATCCCTGCTTACTCCGGGAGAATTTGTTTTCAACCCAGAGGCCGTTAAGAGCATAGGCCTTAACAATCTAGAAGAGATGAATAAGCAGAAGCCTGAGAAGTTCGCTAGAGGAGGAAGAGTTAAAGGAGCCGCCATCCAGAAGTTTGGAGCTGGAGGTAAGGTGGCAGGTGCAGGTTTTGCATTGCAGTCATTGGGTCTCATTCCAGAAGAAATTGAGGGTGTTGTAGGCAGTCTTACGACTCTTTCTTTTGCTCTAGATACGATGGGTCTTGACGTAGGAAAGATAGTCTCGGCATCCAAGTCTCTTGACGTTAAATCTTTCAAAAATTTGTCGAAGAGCGTAAAAGATTTAATCAAGAGTGCCAAGTCTCAAATCCCTGTTATGGGGAAGATGGGTCAGTTACGAGTTGATGCTGCTAATACCCTTAAGCAGTCTCAGGTAGCTCAGGCTACGTATACTAAATCAGTGCAGCATCAGGCTAAACAAGCAGCCAAAGTAGCTCGCATCCAAGCTCAGGTAGCTCAGGATACTACAAATGTAGCCACTACAAAAGCAAAACTTTCCAGCTCCAAGATCACTGCGAAATTTGGAGGAAAGCAAGGTGCTTCTGCTGTGTCTGGAGCCAAGAGGAACGCGAAGTTAGCCGCAGACAGTCTAAAACATTCCCAGAATCAGCTTAAGGGGGCTACTCGGGCTCTTGAAGGAATGACCACACAAGTAGCAAAGAATTCTACTAAGCTTACTGCGGCATCAAAGACAGCCACTAGGTTTGGTACAGCTCTAAAGGGTGGTGCTAAGTTAGCAAAAAGCATGAAGGGTGGATTAGCAGCCATTGTTGCATCTCTTGCTGCAGATCCTATCGGGGGTTTTGTTAAGAATCTTCTAGACTCCACATCCGGTTTCGAAAAGAAAGATCTAGGAGAAGGGATAACGGGATTCACCGACGCTAGTGGGGGGGCAGCTAGTTTGGGCGATGTTGAATTCAACGCGGCAATAGGCGGGATGACATCTGGAGCTATCCAAGGAGCTGCAGCATTGTATTTCTTAGGGCCTGTTGGAATAGCGGCAGGTGCTGTGGCAGGCGCTCTTATTGGAATGGTCTCAGCTTCTCAGGATGCTATGTTTGCTCAAAGAGAATTTTCCAGTACTTTAAGGGCTCAAGATGGAATAGCTGCATTAGATAAAGGACTTCTTGACTTGGCTGATACTACGAGCCTAACAGCAGATCAGATGGCTCGGTTAGCAGAACAGTCCCAGAATCAAGACAAGGGAGTGCAAGGAGCAATCACTTCCTCTATCGAGAAGTCTACTGCTGTTAATAAGTTAGGACTCGGAACTCAATTTGGATTGGATGAATTCGGAACGGAGGGGGCTAAATCCGATGCTATAAGTACACGGGTAGGGGAGGGCTTTGATGAGGGCTTCTTCAATGGGCTAGGTAAAGGTCTTTCCTCTATTGCAGGGAGAGGAGTCTCGCTTCTGGACAATGATGAAAACTTCAACCAAGCCAGAGCTAAGCTTGAGAATGATGCTATAGTTCAGCAATCTAAAAACATAAATGAAGGGGTAGAGAAACAAAGGAACGTTCTAGGTAGGGATCTTGGGGCTAATAGCGCAGTCGCAGCTTCCGACAAGGTGGTAGCTAGTGCCGTGGCATCACAAAATAATGCTTCGTTAGAGAGTCTTGGTAAGGAGAAAAGCTTCGAGGTAGATTCTGATGGGGTGACCCAGTATATAGGTGCTCTTGGTAGTCTTACGAAACAAATGGGGGCAGCAGAAGCGTCTGCCCTAAAGAACGCTGCTGCATTGGCTAGGGGAGCATCGCTTCGATTAAAACTTGCTGACGCGGCTACTAACGGAGGAATTAGGGCCAAAAAGGTACAAAGGTCTTTCGAAATAATGGCAGATAGTGTCGGTGGTGCTGGCAATTTAGCGAATAAGTCTGCAGAAGAGCTAACTGCGCTTCAAAAGGAGCTCGGATTAACAACGGCACAAGAATTTGAATACTCAGAAGCTGTTATAACACACCTTCAGAATGCGAAAATAGCACAAGACAGTGAAATTAGGGCTGCTCAAGCAATGCAAATAGTGGCAAACAACGCAGCCTTAGCTCAGAACAGGTTAGATGCCTTAGCAGCAGCTATGGTTGAGCTTGGAGCGGGAGCGGGATTTGCTACGGCGCAACTAGCGGCACAACGGCAGGGCATAAGCGCTGACGTTTCAGAGGGTCTCTCTGGCAAATCAACCGTAAGGGCAGTGAAGGAAATTAACCCATTCACCAACGTACAGGGTGCCACTTCTGAATCTCTAGAGCAGGGCTTTAATAGGGTCAAGGACGTTGAAGGTGGAACGGCACTTTCCTCAGGTTTAGAAACAACAGTGGATCTTCAGAAACAACTTCCGGGAATCTTTAGGGATATTATAGGGTCATCACAAACGGACGGTGGTTTCGAAAATGTTGAATCCTTAATTGACAAGGTTAAAGAATCCTTTCCTGACTTTGATAAGCTCCCTAAGGAGATTCAAGACTCCCTAACTACATCTATCAAAGACTCTGCTAGTTCGTCCGGTGGAGATCTTAAGTCTACTTCCGGCCTCGAAAAAGCCCTCAAGGGTGGAGAAGTGGATAAGGCTCTTGGAGAGGCAGCTCAGAAGAGTGCTGACGGCTTGTCCAAGATGATAGATTCTCTTGACGCTGTAAATGACGCCAACTACAAGGCCGCAGATATTAGAAGGCAAATTTCCGAAAGAGAACAGCAAGGGGCTCTAAAGAGTATCGAGATATCCAAGAGGGCTAGTGATGCATTAGATTCTGTTGCTCAGAAACCTCAGTTTGCTACAAATAACTTGACGAAGGCTAGGAAGAGCTTTGATGAAAAGGCAACTGCTATAAGGGGTGGTAATACAGATAGTCTCTCTGACCTTAAAGATAGTACCGCATATCAGAGGAGATTTGCTAATAATCAAGCCAACGGTCGTATAGGTATAGGTTTCGGAGATCTCTATGGTAGTGGTGCAGAGAGAGGGGCTGAGGATACTGCTGTGACTTTACTCAGAGATGCTACTGGTGCTCCGATTTCCAGTATCGGGGCCAGTACCCCGGGAATCACGAATGAGGGAGATCCAGAACAAAGAAGAGCACAGGCCAAAGCTGCCTCTGAAAACATAACCAAACTCACTTCTGTATTCGATGCCATTAAAGCAGATCCTGCTGCTAGTGGGGTCACTCCCGCAGATCAGAAGGCTCTACTCTCAGAGATCCAAAATCAAACGAGCATCCTCGAAGACACTAACGATGCGGATCTTGTGGGATACAATATGGCATCAGGGTTAGGTAGCCTTACTGGTAGTCTGCAAGAGTCTATCACTGCCGAGAATGCGATGCTTGATGTATTGAAGCTGATGAGAGACGACACTACTCTTATCGCGGCAGCTCAAGAAGACCTCAAGTCCCTACAGAGACTACAGCTTTCAGGAGAGCAGTTAGCCAAGTCAGATCTTCAAGAGCTTGGGAAGATACAGAGAGAGACAGATCCCGGCAAGAAGGCTGCTATGATTCAAGATAGGCAGGACAGAAAGGGTAATACTGCTTTACGTAAAATGCAATCAGGAGAAGAGCTAGACCTTACTGATATGGGGAATCTTCTTAATAACTTAGATGAGCTTGGAAGTACAGATTTCGCTCTTCAGAACCCTGAGAAATTTCAAGAGTTTGTAAACAAGGCTAAAAAGGAAGGTGCTCAGGCAGCCGAAGCTGGAAGAGGTCAGCTAGGAGAGCCGACAAGGAAGATACAGACTGACCTTGCAGGTAAGGACTTGACAAAAACTCCTGAGGCAGAGGCTCTTAGGACAATAGAGGCAGAGCAGCAGGCAGCTAATGACGCACTAACTAATGATGCTGTTACTAGGGTTGAAACGGCAGCCGTTGCCATGCTCGCTGCTGCAGAGCAAGCCTACGAGGAAGTAGAGGCTAGTGTCGCTAGAGCTAACGTTTTGAGAGGTACTGACGCTAATGTTCCGGCTACAGAGGCCGATATAGAAAACACAAAACCAGAGAATCGGAGATTCGCTCCGGGAGGAGCAGAAGAGGAGGCCTTGAATTCTGTTCCTGTGGCTTCAAATGCAGTGCCGGGTGCTGGCATGGGTGGTTTCGCAAGTGTCGAAGATGTGGTTTCTCTAAGCTCAAAACCGAAACCTGCTAGCGGGCCTTCTAGTGGAGTTCCAAGGACAGGCAATCCTCAAATTGATTCGATTCTTGATAGCATGGATACTGGTGGGGCCTCCTCTCTATCGCCGGAGAGGATCCAGAGTATGATTACCAATCTCCCCGATAGGGTTGCTACTGGAAATGTAAGACCGGGTAATAGCCCTTCTCAAGATACGTCTCAGTCGAACGAAAGCGTAAGCCCCGGAAGTAATGTCAGGGGAGTGCCGGAGGACATTGATATTACGGCAACAATAGGGGACTTCCAAATCAATCTTATGGGAACAGAGAACGCCATTGGGCAACTGCAAAACGCAGTTGTTAATGTCGCCCTCGAACAGATTCAACAACAACTTCCAGCTTTAATTGAAGAACAGCAAGCTAAGATAAAAGGACAGGTATAAAGGATGACAACTTCAGGAGTAACAGCCTCTTATGGGAGCTATAGGTTTAAGCCAGTACCTCTGGCTACTATGTCTGTAGAGCATTTCAAAACAGCTTCAAGAACCATTGGAGGGTACTATTCTCTAACCCTTAATGGAACACTATATCCTAGAAGTACTGGAGGAGGACAAGGAGCTAAGAATCTATTTGAAGAGAAGAACCGCCTCATGCAAGTTCTTAATGTAGATTATGATGAGTTTCTTATAGACTTTGAATCAGCCTCCCCAGACTGTGCTGGCACATCTGTCTACGGTAGACCTCGCGTTAGATCCATAAGCTTCGCTGAGAGTCCTGACAATTGGACTGACAGGATGCCCTATACTATTGAGCTGGAGTTCACTGCTTCCTCAATCACTGGAGTAGCAGACTATATAACTACAGACCTAAACCTAGAAAGTCTGACTACGGACTACTCGGTAACTTATACTGGCCCGACAACCGCTGGTTATTGGGGGACTACCTCTGGAGTTCAGCAGTACTTCGGCCCGAAGATCCAAGTTCAAAGAAACATTAGTGCTAAAGGCTTAAACTTAGGTCTTGCAACTTACAACACTACTGGGATGCCGGACTATTCGGGGGCTGTCCTTGAGAAAACGGCCTATGATAATGCCTTGGAGTATGTAGGTACTATCGCTGTAGAGGCTCCTGATCTAGGTCTATTTACTAATAGTAATGTATTGGATGTCTCTGGAACAATAGGGTCAGGGTTTGCCTCTGCCTCTCTTATCACTAGAGATATATCTTCAAGCCAAGAAGAGGGAACTGTCTCTGTCAATGATACTTTCATGTTCTTTCCTATCGGTGGAAGCTTAGCTGGTGCTGCCAATACCTTAGCTCCCGCCTATAAGGTAGCAGATACCTTCAGCTTCGACATCTCAGACTCCGAAGGGGAGGGTACTACAACCATCGCCCTTAATGGGAGTATTCAGGGATTCACCTCTTACAGTCTAGCAGAAGGATTTATGAGTGCCCCGGCTGGGAGTACAGCCATTGATGAAGCTAAAGATTATTTAACTCTTGGTCTTATGGGTGACGAGCAATTCTTTAAAAGAGCCAACTACCTATATACTGAAACTTCCGTTAATGGATTTAATGGAACTCAACTATTAGCATTAAATCCCAGTCCAATCTCCAAGTCTTTTGGATATAATATATCAGATGGTGCTATAAGTTACGCAGTATCATACAACAACAAGTCAGGGCCGTGTCTCACGGGTGTTATTTCTGAGTCTATTAACATGACAAGGAACCGGGCAATTCCGGTTATAGCAACCCAAACAGTTCTAGGAAGAGCTAATGGGCCTATTTTTCAGAGTTTAGGAACAGTAACTGCGAAGAGTCAGGACATGAGTATTGAAGCCGTTGTAGCCCCACCATCAGGTGGAGTACTAGGTGGTGCAAATACTTGCTTCTCAAACTTCGAAGGGGCTCCTAATTATGAATCTGTTGTCTTAGCAGCAGAAGCACATATATCAGGAGCATCTAATTCCATCTTTAGGACATCAGACAATGAAACGTTTGATCCTAAAATTGGAAGATACACTAGGTCAATAAGCTGGACTTATACACCTTGCTAATAATAAAGGAATTGTAGGATGAGTATTGCAGGAGGAGGCCAAGTCTGTGGGCCGCAAAACGTAACAGGGCCGGTTGAGCATACACTTTTTCTAGGGTGTAGTGTCATAGATTTCAGCTGTACTATGGGCTGGAATGAACAAGCATCTTCAATTGATGTTAATTTAGTTGAAGACCCTTGTGACGCTCCCTCTTCTCATCCCAAGAACTACTATCCCCTTCCCGGTCAAGCAAGAACGACTACAGGCCCTGATCCCGGATTTATATACCCAACCATTGGAGCCCCTGTCTATTTTAGAGTAGGTAGCTTTGAGTTCGCTGGAGTTGTTCAGTCTTGGAGTAGGAAGAATGATAGTGGTGGGAATCCTACCTTTCAGATCTCTATTACAGATCCTAGATTCCTATTAGAAAACCTTCAGATTATTGTAAGTGACTATGCAGATAGCGTGTCTAATGTATACAACCTTATTAATGCTTATGGATATTTAGAAAGCTTAGGTTACTATTGCCCCAATTCCTTTATTGGAAACGCCGCCTTTGGTTCTCCGGCAGAAGCTTTTGGTGGTGCTGAGAACAATGATGAAGGTACTCCGTGGAGTAAGGTAAGGGATGCAACTCAAGCTCTCTTGACTGGTAATATTCATCCTAGTTTTAGTCCTTATGGTTTTGCTGTATATAGAGGTAATAACCCAAATAACTTTGGTGCACTGGGCGGTATGGGAGCATTGCTTGCTGATAGCTTTAATGCACAGACCCAAGCTGACTTTAATTCTGGAGGTTATCTAGCTAACTACTATGTAGACCTCTCGGAAATCCCCTTCTCTCCTCTTTACTATAGGATTGCAGGCCCTAGTACTACCCTTATGGCTATGGTTAGTCAGATCTGTGATGATGCTGGTTGCGACTTCTTCGTAGAGCTTATAGTTACTGGCTCTGGTGATAAGGTTATTAAGGTAAGAACCGCCAAGAGAAAACTTCAGCCTGTACTTGGGCAAATAGAGCAGTACGTAGACGCTCAATCTGAGGTGACCACAAAGAACATAGGTAGAGAGCTTAGGAACGAGCCTACTTCTGTCTTTGGATATGGTGGATATATAGAGTCTATCTATTCTCAAGAAGATGAGATTAGAATTCAGCAGTACTGGGGAAAAGACTCTTTCAATAATACAATGCATGCTGTTGAAGTAAAAAATCAGCACAACATGGATCCGGCTATTCCTGAATGGTGGGTCGATCTTGACATTACTCCTTTAACTGTTAATCTAACTACGCCTATTGTTGCCTCTACAGTACAGATAAGTGAAACTGAGATGAGGATGGCTATTGCCTCCTACGACTCATGGAGAGAATATGCCCTCTTTACAGGGACATCTTTTGGGCTCCACATGAGAACTCTAGGCCCTAATGGTCAGAAGAGTATCCTTAAGAAGCAGAAGTCTAACGATAATGTAATTGAAGATGCCGCCTTTAATCAAAGGATAACGGTAAACTCCGATCTCGGTATTGGGAATCCTGCTCGTAAAGATGCAGAGGACATGGCGAAGATACACAAGTATATCGCTGAGTATGCGGATCTCTATTATGGAAAACAGTTCATGATAGCCCTCCCTCTTATCTGTTATGCTTTTGATGATGACTCTAATAGATTCCAGTTCTCAGATAACCCAAACCCAGCAGGTGGCTGGCCCTCTGTAAACACTACAGACATACTCGGATTATCCTATCCTAACGGCACAGGACTGCACTTCTTTTTCACAGAGAAAGACAAAGTCAATCCCATTCTTAAGTACATCCCCGGAGCTGGCAGTGGTGCTTTGACTCAGGGTAGTAACTTTATATATCAGGGCAATGCCTTATATGTCAAGGGAACAACTCAAGAAGAGATAGTGTGGTCAGCAGGAGCACCTTTCGCGTTACTGGAAATAGAAAACCCCGTTACGTTTAGTGGACTAGAGAATGATGCCCCTCCAGAGTTTGGTGCCTTCTTTAAGATCTGTCTAGATGAAGTAGTAGAGAAAAAGAACACTATAAACAAGGATATTCTAGGAGGGAAGTCAGCCTTTGCCTTACCTCTAGAGAAGAAGCGTATTAAACCAGCCGCAGCAGCCGTTCCTATGGTAAGTAATACCAACAGATACGGCCCTTGGTTCAAGCAAGGCCCACCGGGCCCTGTTAATCTAGTCACTGACGATCAGCTTGTTCCTTGGGAATACGGTGGCTATACATTAATGAACTTGGCAGCCGCAGAGAAGGTTGATGAAGCTGTTACTTTCATGCAGGTTGGAGAAAGAGGCTCCTTTACGATCCCGGGATATCCAGTTAAGAGTCTCGGTCAAGAGATTAGGGCTACTCAGACTGTAATGACTAACTACAGTCTTCAAACTTCCTCCTTTACTATTAATGGATCACCTGTTTCGTACCAGTATGTATCCACTCAGCCTATGGATGGAACTTTCGGGCCTAACATTACACAGATTTCTACCGCTGTTGGTAGTGCTGGCCTCACCACCACTTACACCTTAGCCACATTCACTCCTTCCTTTGGTCGAATGTCTAAGATAAATGCTAATAGAATTAAAAAGGTTGCTCAACAGAGACAGGAGTCTTTAAAAGAACAACGAAGACAGAGGAAACTTGCTGTCGCAGGGGCTGCCGCAGGTGCAAGAGTTGTAGCTAAGAGAGCAGCCGAAGCTCCGGCTCGTGCTTTTATTGCGGGTGCTAAGAATCTTCTCATGGCTGGTATTGGGCCGATTGTTGATGGACTAGGAGCCTTGGCTAGTGCTTATAAGGCAACCGTTGCTGGTGCTGGAGATACTGCCGGAGCAGCTACTGCGAATAAGACTAACCTTGACTGGAGAGCTCAGGCCGTAATGAGTGCCGAGGGAATGTACCGACCTGTATCTAAGTTCGGTGGAATGAACACTTCTTCTTCAAGATCTAGCGGATTCCTTCCTCAGTATACTATGAGGAATCAAGATGGGTCATACGAGGGGACGATAGTTTGTGGTGCTGCGGGGAGTCTCGCTTCAAGCCCTAAGCAGATTACTCCTCCGTTACTAGCTGGAGTTAGCGGTGGCGCTGGTAATAATGGGTATAATCCTTTAGCTGTACATCAGACCTATCTAGATCCGTTTGCTACTCCGACTACGGCTAAACATCTAGGCTCTGGCGCAGTAGTAACGGGCATCCATCACGACGTAGACTCCGTAGCTTGGGGCGGTGCAAACCCAAACAATCAGACAATGAGCCTCATGGAGAATGCTAACGAAGGAAAACCTTTCCCTGCCGACTTTAGAATGATGGCACTAAAGGGCCCTCTCCTTATTAATGGATGGGGATATGACCTTGAAGGTAAGCCAATCCCTAACTCCGCAGATACAAAAGCCCTAATGGGTGTTGGGAAATTCACAGATCAAAACCTTACAAATAGCTTCCCTTCTGGTTGGTTAAGAGAACCCGAGACTTGGCCAGTAGCTCCGTTGGATCTTAGGTTCGACAGAATTAGAGGGGTATGGACTACACCTCCAGCTCACAGAAAGCTTTATGGAAAAGTAACAATTGCTGCGGGAGTATCTGCTGGAGTAGACATAGCAGGAACAGAGCAAGGAACTGCCAGTGTCTGGAACTCTGATTTCCCAGATGACCCTACGGGCGCTCCTTTATATGAATCTACACAACCTTTAATTAATTTTACCAACGTACTGAATGTCTCAGGTCTTAATTCTGGAACTAAGGCATGGTTCCACTGGGATCCTAACGCTTGTGTGTACTACCCTATGGTGGATGGCCTAGGCACAGGAGGAGGTGGTGGAACTACGACGCTATTCTATGATGCTGGTTACTGTGGTCATTCAGGACACGCAGATGTACTGGCCTCTGGGGCTGGTAGCGGTTCATCTGCTGCAATATCCTCCCTTACCTTTGGTTCTGGATTGAAGATAGTACAGACTAGCATTACAGGGTCTGGAGCAAATAGCGGTTCTTATAACTACCTTATGGCAGACCATTACATATCAGATCTTGGTGATTGCGATCACTCAGGGAGTGTTGATAATGAGTTCTTTACTAAGCTGGTATTCGGATCGGGCCTAAGGATAGACGGAAGTGGTAGCTGTGTCTATAGTATTCATAGTGCTCAAAAACTTACGGACTTAGCTTACTGTGGATATGCAACAGCTAGTGGTGCTTCTTCAGGTCTTGTAAGTGGTGCCTACTACAGTAACCTTAACATTGGGTCTGGACTGAAGATAGTAGCCAATGCTCAGTACACTTCACCGACTGGTAGTGGGGAAGTCCCTCAGCTAATCGCGGGCAGTGATTGTTCTCTTACTATAGAGGCAGACCACACCATCGCAGATACAGACTACAACGGCTATTCAGGTAGTATTGTCGGCGGGTCATTCTTTAATCATCTAGTATTTGGTTCCGGCTTGAACGTTTCAGGCATTCGGGCCAGTGGAGAGAGCGGTCTTACTTGTCAGTATGAAATCTATACAGATAGAAGCATTACTGACTTAGACTACTGCGGTCACTCTGGAGATAGTTCCTCTGGACTTAATAGCGGAACCTTCTTTAGCAACCTAACCTTTGGTACAGGACTTAAGGTTACAGATCTGACTAATGGGTCTTATCAAATCAATGCAGACCATACCATCTCAGACTCAAGCTATGCTGGCTATGGAGCTACCGTACAGAGCGGCTTCTTTAACAACCTCGTGTTTGGTTCTGGATTGCAAGTGTCCGGTATTCAGGCGAGCGGAGAGGATGGTGTCTGTAAGTATCAAATCACGGCAGATCATAGTATCTCAGATGGCTATTACTGTGACTACTCTGGGGACGGTAGTGCTGGAGCTTCCGGTCTTGTAAGTGGACTGTTCTTTAATAAGCTTATCTTCGGAACAGGCCTTAAGGTTCAGAACACAGGTCTTGACTCCTTTAGAATTGATGTAGACAATAAAATAATCGACGAAAGCTATGGGCAAGATTACGGGGATGCGCATGCCGAGCATGGCTGTTTCTATAGTGGTCTAAATAATTCTAGTGGCGAAGGAAACTATCTCAAAAGGCTTATCGTAGGAACTGGACTAAGGATGACGGACAGTGGAGATTGTTCTTATGCTATACATACCAACATGCTGATCAAGGAATCTCATGATGATGGATGTAATCCAACAGGGACTCAAATTTGGAAGCCGTTTACGGCACTTAACTTTGGTTCTGGAATTAACGTGTCTGGCGGGCCAGACTTCGATAGCTGTGCCTATACGATAACCGCATGGATTCCTACAATCGCAGCTACAGGTCAGGAGCCGACTCCGGTAGCTCCTATGCCGTTTAAGATACTGAACATCTCCTCTGGCCTTTATCTTCATGCCTCTCAAGACTCTGGATGTGCGGCCACTATTGTTAACGACCAGAAGGTCTATGATTGGGGTTGTCAGGGTGAGCCGGGAGCAAGCTACGGTGGCGAAAGTATATGCGATAAGGATGGCACAACTCCCGGTGGGCTTGTTTGGGGCTCAAAGGGTCTTGTCGGCACCGTATATGGGTATGGACTAGATGTTGCAATGGCAACGGGAGAGGCATTGGGAGGTGTCGCTGTTGTAAATACTCGACTGAAGGTGGCGGCGGTTGATGCTAGTGGTGGTTATGTAACAAAAATAGAGAGAATAGATCTTGGGTGTGGTCTTTCAGGTAGTCATGTAGGAGGGAAAATTTGCCAAGCCGACCAAAGCCGGGAGATCTGTGGTGTTAAGATTGAGTTGAACCCTAAAGCTGTAGGGAATGGGCCTATTACTGGAATAGACGTAGTTAATGGGATCTGTTGTACAGGGGCTCATATCACCGCCTCGTTTATAACATTAAAATTCTCTTCTTGTGGTCTTTTCATAGAAGCTACTGGTGGTACTGGATGTTGTAACTAGTATTAAAAAATTGATAGGAAGAAACTAGAGGCCTGAGGCTATAATAGAGTACTCAACTAGGAACATCAGATAAGGACTTTAATAGATGGCATGTGAACATATATACAAACAGGGTGATAAATTAAAAATAGGGCCAGAGTCAGACAACGAGTGCTGTGTTTGCTGTGGTGCTCAGACATGCTCTAATGATTATGCAAATACTGTTGGACAGGGCTGCCCTTCTCATTGCTGCCCTTGCCCTCCAACAGGGAATGTTATAGCAAGTTTTGCCTCTTCGCAGTGTGCTCCCCTTGACGGACTAGAGCTCACATTTACTCGTGCCCTCGGGATTGCTATCTGCAGTGGGAATAACCCTCAACATGGCACTGCGTCTTGTTACAAATCGGCTTATGATGACCCTACTTGTGGTATGGAATCACCTAATGGTGTAAAACTTCCCTACTGTGGTGAGTATCCAGACATTTACCAAGAAACCCTACACAAGTTTGAGTATGAGAAGTGGGGATTCTCAGGACTTATATGTGACGGAGACTTAGCATCTCACTGCACTGGTCAGAATGTAGAAATGTCCTTGTGTTGTTGCGATGCAATGGATTCCTCTCTACTTGCAGCAGGAGCCGTTGGGGATTGTCATAGCTGTCGGTATCAGTTTCAAATAGTGTTCAAGATAGGCACTCCCGGTGACAACGGTAGCTATTGCTCATGTCCTACAGGAGAGGGTCACGATGGTCAAAATACCTTTGCTTTACCCTTCTGTGAGCCGGACAGTCCGGTCTCATGGCCTTGCGGATCTCCAGAAAGCATTTTTACTATGAGTGCCTCCGATTGCGACATTCCCGGGTCAGGAACAGCTTGGACTCTAACATACGGACTAACAGACGTTTACTGGAATTGTGATTGTTGCGCAGGAGGGGCCGAGGAGGGAGACGACACTGTAGACGTGACAGTTACTTTCACTAAGGCCTAGAAGATAGAGAAACAAAGGAAAATATTATGAAGTCTAAAGAAGAGTTAGAGGGAATGTTTGAAAATGGTTTTGAATGTAATTGTTCAGAGGCCGGGTACTGTCCGGTGTATAATAAGACGATGGGGAAACATATCCACAACAAGTGTAAAACCTGTCCTTCTCATAGAGATGTCTTTTTGAGACAACGACTTACTGAATTTAGTGAAGATTCAAAGAGAGCGTACAGAGAGGGAAAGCAGAAGCACGAGATAGATGCGGCTATAGTAAGCATGCGGAGAGAAGGAGTCACCTTAGACTCCGATCTAAAATCCAAGGGCTTGGGAGATACAGTAGAGAAGATCTTGGGCAAGATTGGGATTACAGAGGAGGCACTTAAGAAAGCCTTTAACGTCAAAGACTGTGGGTGTAGCGGTCGTAAAAAGTGGCTCAATAAGATTTTTAAATACAAAGGGACTAACATCGATGATCTTCAACAAGAAGAAGAATAAGTGTGTCTGTAAAGACAAGGGCATAACTCACGAGATTAATTGGCTTTGTGAGAATGTTGCTGTCTTTGCCATAGCCTGTGAAGAGGGCGATCAAGAAAAGATGGATGCAATCAGATCAGAGATAAAAGAGATTATGGATCCCATGCCAGAAGAGTTTCAATATAGGGAGCCCAATCTGAAAATTGACGATCTTGACGATATAGCTGTGACCGACCATATTATAATAGCACTTAACAAGAGAGGTTATTATGCCAATGGAGGCAAGGACAACATAGATACCAGATCTGAAGGTCTAGGCGATTCGATTTCTAAGGTACTATCCTCCTTTGGTATCACAGAGGAGAGGTTCAGTAAACTCCTGAATAGAACAGGCGGTTGTGGGTGTGATGGACGAAAGGCTTTCTTGAATAAGCTAGTCCCCTACAAGAAAAAGCTAGATCCTTCCGATGGAGAGCCGCCCAAGGAGTAGTCTTTTAAAAAACAAGGCATGAAACCTTATCTACTTTTAAAAGATTTATACAGGAGTGCTCCTTGCTCCTTATATGCCCCCTGAGGACTGCTCTTAATCTTAGTTATAATGGATTATTCCATAAAAAAAGCCAAACCCTCTAGCAACGAATCACTAAAGGGCCTGACTACGATACTAAGTAGAGAGATTTATGAAGATCTACTTAGCCGCGTTAGGTTTGTAGATGAACCAGCCCTTGTCAGGAAGATAGCCTCTATTATTATCAGCATAGGCCTTCTCATTAATCCTTTGTTCCTGCTGCTTCTCAGACAATTGATCCCAACGAATTTTCGGATAGATAAGGCCACCCTTTTTAGTTCGCCCAAAGATAACCTTAGCTCGGCAATCCTTACAGACAACCTCAAGCCAGTCATTCTCTGAGCTATCGTGTCGGCAAACAAACTTTACATTAGGTGAAGAGCATTTCCCACAATTAGAATGGGAGAATACCTCTTGAACCCTAGAGATCTGTTTGAATAGATCGTCTTCTGACTCTGCATCCACTTCAAACCATAGATCATTTGTTGCTTTAATTCTACATCTCATTATTTCTTATCTCCTTTGCCATCAAAGTTTTCTCTCCAGTTTGCATCGTACCCAATAATGGTCTCTTCGATAGAAGAACGCTTCCGTTGCATTGCTGCGAGGGATTTGAGCATGACACGACCTTGAAGGTTACTAACTTCTCTAACAGATTTCACTTCATCACATACTTTTTTGACATACACAGTCAAGTTAATATCAACTCTTTTACACATCTGGTTGATCGCCAAGATCTGCTGATCCGTAATATCTTCTTCAGCAGCAAGAACGTCATCCTCAGGAGTGTCCTGCATCTCTTCAGCCGTTACAGCTCGTAGCTTCAGGGCTCGGCGTAGAGCTTTACCTTCTGCTCTAGTGTCTGCAGTAGCTATAAGGTGCTGGTTAAATGGATGTGGAACATTGTTGAATTTGACATCAACACAACCCGATATTGTTATAATAGTATTGGTCTCGTACTTTTGTATTTGCAAAGTGTGCTTAATTGTACAAATTCCTTGATTGGTATCGTACTGAAAGATATCACTAACTGAAGATACGATCTCTCCATAGACTCTTTCGGTTACTCTACGAAGACCGTCTACTGTAGGGTTACCATCTCGGAGCTCACTATCAACCATCTGGTCTAAGACATACTCGCTCCACTCTGGGCTATCTGTCGTAATAGCAGCTTCCACTTCCTCAGTAATTTCTTCTTCAACCTCAACGATTTCGTCAATTGCTAAGTCACTCATATTACTATATACCTCTTATCCTCTGTAGGGAACGATTGTTTAATTTCATCTAACCTTTCAAGAAGGTTTGCTAAGACTTCTCTCATGTAAAGCTGCGAGATCCTTTTCCGCTGCTTAATTCTTATCATCACGAGTCCTTCTCTTAAGACAAGTCCATCCTTTTGGCGGTCGGCATTTTGTTTCTTCTCAAGAGCTTCCTCACCCCACACTGGGTAATGATGAGAGGGGCCATCTATCTCTATGACAGTAAGAAGATCTTCTATGAATAGATCTGTCTCAAGTTTCAAGTTCTGCAACCATGACCTCTTATGTAATTGTACCCTATAGTTCAGCTTAACAAGCTCATTAAATATGAAAAGTTCCATGCGAGAACCGTTCCTAGACGTTTCCCTTATTGCGTCTCCTCCCATTCTACGGAATATATCTTGCTCTTCAGGGGTCTTTTTATCCCAAGAGGCCTTGCCTATCTTAGATCTTTCATCTCTAGATTCTTCATCAAGAGATTCCCAGACCTTTCCTTGGCTCTCGCTAATCTTAAGCTTAGTCCCTTCGTTGTGCCCTATGCCTTCTGTAGGATGGGCTGACCTTCCAGACTCAAGAGCTAGTTTAGCAGCGGCACTCTTACCTCTAGGATCAATACCAAGTCTTATAGTGTCTCTTCTAATCTTATTAGCGTAAGTCCCCACCATAGTAGCGATAACACCAAAGCTAAACCCCTTATTAATATAAGCGGCCTCTAGGAAGTTAGTTTTTTCTAGTTCTGTCAGGTCAAAGTATTTGCTTGCGTTCTTTTCAATGTTCATTAGTTAATCCTCTGATCCCATCTAAGTCCCAGTTTTCCATTACTGCAACCGGCTTCTTAAATAGAGATTCTAAAATCTTATAAATCTTTAAGTTTCCAGCAATCAGATCGATACTATCATTGTTATATACATTTTCTAATGCCGGGTAGTTAATGTTCGGTAGGCTCATCCACTCAAGAGTCTGGACGTAGAAGAACTTCTTCTTTGGATAGATTAGACTACATAGAATCTCAGCAGAAACGATGTTCTCTGCAACTAGAGATCCATCGAAGTTGTAGACTCTTGCTATTTGCATGACAGACAGCCAAGTAGGGAAGGGTCTAGGAGCTACATTGTTACTAAACAATATAACCTCACTACGATTCGTAGCTTCCTCAATTCCAGAGATTAATGGCTCGTTAAAGTCTGCTGTTAAAATTCCTATCATGATAGCAACGCCCCTTTTATTTTCTGTAGTTCTTCAACGTATTGGTTAGCCCCAAAGAAGGATAGTATCTCAGACGCTAGATCAAAGTATGTCTTATTATAAACCATCATCTTAAGGATGCCTGTATCTTTATTTTCGGCTAGAGCCTTATCTATTTCTTTTTTAAGAGATGCAATATCAGTAAAGGTTCCTATGTTAGGTATAGTCTCTTCTGATAGTACTAAAGGAGTACCCCCTAGAGAACAGGTATCTTTCCATGTCTCCTGCCCCAAGTCTAGAACAACACTACTAGAACATATAACATCCGCTTTCATATTGTTATCTATAGTCCCCAAATAGTTAGGCACCTGAATCTTATTAGGCCCGAACACCTTGGTCTTATATGAATTACAAACGAAATCAAGAATAGCCCCTACTCTAGAGTCTATCTCAAGCCGATCCGAGAATATAACTACCTCACTAGTAAGCTTCTCTCTTTTAGTACCTCTATTTAGTTGAGCGACGTTCGCCCATACTGAAGGTCTAACTGTAGGAAAGTCCTTTATCCCGTCAAAGGTAAGGACAAGATTGGGCCCGAACTGCTGAAGGTCGGAGTCTGCCATGAGGACTACTGCTACATTAGGGTAGTGAGTCCTTGCTATATGGAGTTCTCTTGGAGATATGTTCCCTTCGCAGAACAGCATATCTAACTTTGTCTCATCGAACATATCCATTATTGGTTTTGTTGCTGAGTCCCATATTAATGTTTCTATATCAGAACAGCACTCAAGACTAGAGCACAATCCGTTAAACACAGGACTATCACTTTTGTTAAAAACCGCTTTCATAGTATCTTCCTTGCCTTTTCTAAGTCCCTTGAAGTATCAATGTCTGTAACTAATGCGTCTGGATTCTCAATACACTTAATCCTACAACCTCTGTTTATTAACTTATTGATGGCCTCGAACCCAAAAAGCTTCTTGTTTTTCTTATCCCAAACAATCTTTTTAAATCTATCTAGATCATTCCCCTTTAAGTATAGCAGCTGATTCCATTTAAGGGGAAGGTCATACATCATGTTCTCAAGGTTCCCTCTATTGTTTACTATACAACCAACCTCATCGTCGTCCATGTAGGAACCCTCAGAAACAGATATGCACGAAACGTTGTAGTCGAGTGACAGGAGGGCTTCTTTATTGAATATCAAGTCCCCATAAAGAATCAATACACTACTACTTACACAGGCTCTTAGCCCCATTCCTATGCTTCTAGAAACGTTGGTATTCTGATAGTTCTCGTTCTCTACCTTTATTACTTCGCTTGGTAGAGCATCCATGAGTTTGTTAGCTTCAAATCCACAGACTGAGATAATTTTAAACTTATTGAATGCTTCTTTTATTGCCTTATACTGATGCTCAAAGATAGTTTTGTTCTTTATCTTTATAAGAGGCTTCGGCCCATAGGACTTCATCCTCTTCCCGAGACCTGCACAGGGAATCACAATAGTAATCTCCTGCTCGTCAAGATCTTTTTTCTCGAATATAGTATGTTTAGTCATTTAAATATATTGTTTTCTATCTTTATAGATCGCAATCCATTAGCGAATATAAATTCATTTAGCTGATCGAGGCTTTCTATCTTCATGTCAGAAGGAACAACTCTCTTATTAATAAAGTAAGCGCCACAGTCAGCATATATTAAAGCTATCTTAGAGCTCCCTTGATTGAACAGACCTACTATTCTGGAGACAGCTTCTTCACTAGCAAACCCAAGGCCTCTAGGAAGGACTCCGAACACATCGTATTCAGGACGTGTATAAATATCAGAAACGAATTTAGGATCGCCTAGTATGTTTATCCAAGTAGCAAGTCTCTCGTGGGTTTGTGTCGGCCTATAGCCATCGGTTATTATGACGACGGTTTCAAGCACGGACAAATCTCCTCTATATCAAGAATAAAATCGGCACCGTTCTGCTCAAACTCTTTAACTTTATCTTCTAAATGAATACCAAAGCAATTACCTGCATGTTTTTTATGTAGAATATGACTGACTATCATTCCGTTAAAGCCTTCCTTTGGCTTCGCGATAGCAAAGGGTATCATCTTATTCAAAGTTGTGTCTTGAAGTTCTAAGCTAAAGCTCTCAGGGACAACAAAGCCGGAATCAAAAACGATATAAAGACTAAATCGCTTACTCTTAGTTCTGTCTAGAACGAAGTCGATACGCTGTCTTACAGTCACTTCTTCTTCTGTTGCTAGGAACTGCTGTACACTCCATTCAAAGATACCGTCATACCTGCTCATGAAGGACATCATCACATGAGTATCTATATCGTTAGACTTACAAACAGTCAAGATGCTAGGGGGATTGTACTGAGCACTCAAGCTCTCTAGAGTACTACTAAGTTCGTCTAGAGTATTGTCCTTGTCTGAGAAAACAATCGCATGATATCTAGGCTTGACCTGTTTCTCTACAATACTTTTAATATCACTTGAGGAATACTTCTCTGCCCATTCTTCTGTTCTCCGGTACAGGCAGTATCTATTATTGATTACAAAGAATTCATTATCGAACTCATCATAGGCTTCTATGACATGACTCCCGTTCTCCTTATATAGATCAATTCTATCGAACTCACAACCTACTTGTGTCTGTCCTTCCTTTACGGAAAAGATACATTCCCTACAGGAGGTATGCAGTTGCTCTAAGTTTTCAGGTAGAGGTTCTTTCTTTTCTAGGTTATTCTTAATCATGGGCGAAGAGCCTCCAATAAATATTTGTTTCCAGAGATAGTAGCAAACAGAATCTGAAACCCTACGGACTCCAGCATTTTTCTAACCTCATGAATAGAGTTCATACGAACCCTTCCGTTCAAGAGATGGATAGAGGCATCTGCTGCCGTCATTGACCCTTCACTTACACCTTTAGTGACTTGAATAGCGTCAGTCCCAACGATCTTAATAGATCCTCCATGACGAATCTTAGAGGCTACTAACTGTAGAATCTCTGGTCTTTCATCGTACTCAAGAACCTCAATCAACTCTATCTCATTATACACAGCACTTGGAAGAGTGTCAATCTTATTACTGGGGATGCACTCTAATGTTGACCCTATAGCTACCAAAGAAGGTTTCGATTTATTTTCTACGTATACACAGGCTTTCATCCTTAACTCCTATAATTTGAAAACTACTTTTGAAATGTAAGAGAACACTTGGTTCCACTTATTTGTAAATGAACTCTTGTCTGAATACTTATCTAAAACAACTTGTCTAGCTGCGTTACCAATATCCTGACCCTCGATGCCAAGGCTTTCCGCTAGGAGATCATGTAGCTCGTCTATTGTCTTATAGAGAAATCCTGTTTCTCCATGTTTAATTATACCCCTGACATCTGGGCTATCTGGAGCGATCACTATACAGCCAGAAGACATTGCCTCAAGAGCCTTGATATCCATACCAGCCCAAGTCGCTATAAATACCTTACTACTATTCGTAATCTCATGAGACTTTTTATCCTCATTATCAAAGAGGCCGACAGCCCCACTCTTACTAGCGAATTTCATAACGGTATGGAATAAGTCGGGAGGGGTATTGTTATCGATAGCTAAAGGGATTGTTTTCTCATCAGGAGAATACATCTCAGAGTCAATATACGGCTCAATAGTCATGCGGATAGATTGTGGGTTTGCCGCAGACTTAGACTGAACAGCAGAGCCAATAGTTATATTAATATGTCCAGACCGAGACATGATCTCAGGATTGATGTTAGGAGAAATCCCGAATGGGTTCTTTTGAATCTGCTCTTCTCCAGCATGGTCTGCAAGGATCATAGGAACATGTAGTTGCCGAGATAGTTGAAATCCGAGATCAAACTCTTGAAGCTTGTCGTTAACTAAAACACAGTCAATATATGTATCTTTAAATTGATTGGTGTCACCGTTGATTAAGAAGGCATTACTAGGGAGTGCAGAGATCCCTTCCTTCCAAGACGATAGTCCTTCTTTCTCCATTACGTAAATCTCACAATTCACACCCTCAAACAAACTCAAGAACTTCTCATTTTCTCTACAGAAAGAGAGGCACTTTAAGGTTTGTCCATCAGTTCTAGTAGCAGACCGAATTAAGTTATTCATTACATGCATAGTATTTCCTTTAGGGTGGCTGCTTGATTCTCTAAAGAGAAGACCGAGCTCTTTTCATTTTTCTTTGTACTAGTAAATGCTTCTCGCATACATTCTCTGAGAGATGAGATATGAGGGACTAGACCCTTTTCTCTAGCAGTAAACATATCTGCCAAAGGCCTGTCGGGACAGAGCAAGACATCCTCATGAGACTTCACGAGCCATCCATTGTCCTCGGTTATGTGCTCTGACATTCCTGATTTGTCAAGAACAATAGCTGGGTTCCCCATCGCCATCCCTGCAGCAATGTCAAGGCTAAAGTCTATTGTAGAAGCTACGTCAACAACACAGTGAGTTACTTGGTGAAGCTCCTCTGCGAAACAATCAGGAGCAATCTCAATAGAGGGAGAGTAGTCTATGTGAGGAAACTTACCTACCCTCTTTCTAGAGTCCTGTATCATCTGTTCTGCTTTTCCTTTGTCCGTAGTATGGATAACCAAGTAAACGTTCTCGTTCGTATGGAATTCAGATAGATAAGCATCAAGTACTGCCTTAGCACCGCCCTTTTCCTCTAGGCTTCCTCCAGAGAAGTAGAACTTGTAGTTAACGTCTGGGATGTTCTCTTTTCTTGCCATGTCTCCGGGAATAGCCCCTCCAATAACACTAGCTCTTTCCTGTAGTTCTTCAGGAAGGGCATTCTTTTCCGCACTAGTGCAGACAAAAATATCATCCATTAGGTTAAGGTAGTTAGACCATCCTTTGTTATCAATCGTCTCTACGGGAGTAAAGCAAACGTTTCTTTTAGCTAGTCCCGTGTAACTTAGATAACTAGGAAGAGTATGCTGGATTACAACATCAAACTCTGGGTGCCTTACTGATTCAAGTCTATCTATGATGGGATCTTGAAACCCTCCTCCACTAAAGAAGATAGGTCTTGTGGCTAGGTCGATCTCTTCAATCATATCTAGAGACTTAAGTAGACACCTGCTGTTAACGCCCCATGCATCTGCTTGTCTGTACGGCCCTATAAACAATACTTTCATTATCGCCCTTCCTTTCCTTGGTAAGCTGTCTTCAAAAAGGGCTCATCGGCCAACGTCGCCATTCCGCACCTGATCTGCTCAGAGACAAGTTTATTCTTCGCTTTGTTTTGTAAAATAGCCCAGAACGTATCTCTATCGAAAGGCTCTAAGGATCCACCATCAACGACGGCTCCTAGGTTTAATGACTTGATAAAGTTCTCTGCTTGGTAGGAGTAGGCTTTCTCTGGAGTGTTTGCTACGTTTACCATAGACCACCTTACGAAAGCTTCATTGCTCGGGAGGTTTGGTTTCTCAGTAGGTATCCTGAACAGCCTAGGAGGAGCATCCCATTTGCCTTGAACCCCTACCGGCGTATAGGTGTCTATGTACTCTGCCCAAATGTTGGCAGTGTCATTCCAGTTATACCTAGCTATAGCTCCGTTCCTAGAGAGCATAGAGACTTTCCCTCTCTCTTCAGGAGATAGAGAAGAATGCTCTAGTAGTATCTCGGCTAAGTGCTCATTGTCTGGATATGCTCTTTCAGCATCTGTCTCCAGTTCCCGATACATGTTCTTTACTTTTATAGGATAACCATTAGTAAACCGAACAACATCCTCCATAGCACTATAGTCTGTTGCAGCTACAGGAACCCCACAGGAGGCAGCTTCTACTTGAGGCATACCAAACCCTTCACAGATAGCGTATTGGACATACATGTCCATGAGATTGTAAACCTTAACCAAGTCAGGAATCTCAAGACCAGCAGCTACGCTGGGCAGTACACAGGAAACATTTCTACATCTAGGACAACTGGTTAACGCGTCTTGAAAAGAAGAGGCGAAGTAATGCTGGCAATGTCTACAGACATAAGTAACCAGAACCTTAGACGCTAGTGCATTATCAAGAACACCTTCTGCTATGTTCCATCCTTGTTTCTCTGGATAGCTAGTGTGCAGATAAAGATAAGACTTGTCTGCAATCTCAGCCGGTGCATTGTCCAAGAAGATTCTGAATGACTTCATCAGCTCTATGAAAAGTTTTCTCTTCTGATTTCTCATAACTGTGCCGACCACATAGCTGTCAGCAGGGATACCAAACTCTTCTTTGTGCTCTCCCTTTGAAATGACTGGGGCATATACCTCTGGATCTAATGCAGGAGAGGCGCATCCAATTACATTTAATGTTCCTCTAGACTGAGCCTCTAGGGTTCTTGTTCCAAACTCTGAGTACGTAAACAAGGCATCGCAATCAGCGAAGGTCTCAAGCCACTCTCTTTTCTGAGGGGCCGAGTCTACAGTGGGCATCCAAACCCAGTGAAAGAAATCCCTCATGGAAGAATCAGCAATCCAGTTATCCATCCACGGATCACGATAAGTGATAACGATGTCGGGCTTAAAGCTAAGGACTACCTTGTCGAATCTCCAGTACCCGAAGTGATTAGCTGGGTGAGCGTCATAGGCTGGTCTATCATTATCGGAGACGGGAGTGTTCGCAAAAAATGTCCAGCCTACATCTTGACCATGCTCAGGTACTCCATATGAGGCAAACTCTGCCAACTCATATTTCCCTGTTGAGTGAAGCCTTTCTAAGACCTGCTTGGCGTATGTCCCAAATCCAGATGCCAGCTTGTTAGATTCCGTTACAAACAATACTCTTTTTTTTCTAGACACTTTTTTTAGTCGCTTCCTTTATTCTTTTTATAGCATTGTAAAAAACACGTTTTACATATGGGACTTTGTTTCCTGTTATGTTAGCCATCTCGGATAACTTGTATCCCATCCTTCGTAAGTCAAACAACTCCTTCTCTTCTTCCTTCAAGGCGATAGGAATATTATCCCAAAAGTCTTCTTTCATATAGTATAAAGAAGTGTAGCTATTCGGGATAGAGCAGAATAAACCCTTTTTCTGCTTCTTTATCTCCTTGATGATTTCCCAGCGGATAGGGTTCCAAGCGAACGGTGAAAGTTTGCAACCTCGTGACTCATCATATTTTCTAAGAGCCTTCCATAGCCCAATACGTCCAGCCTGAGTATAGTCATCTCGTTCAGACGCTGTCTTCGGACTAAAGGAGTTGACTACAGAGATTACAAGTCCCATGTTTTCTTCTATTAAATCATCCATGTTATATACTATTATAGCGTCCCTTTCAAACTAACTTGTTAATTGTTCCACTTTTTTTATCAAAAAACTTCCTCTATTTTTATCCTTAGACCCTCGCATGAGAACAGTGTTGCCCTCATGAAGGAGCTTTTTGTACTTATCCCATTCTTCAGAGAAGGCTGTTATGTTATCTAGGGAGCAGCTCGCATCACTAACTGTGACGAAACCCATCTTTTGCCCCTTAGATTTACCTTTCTTAATAGTCCACTCTCGAACGGAATCTACTTGTACAGCTAAGGCTATCCCATGCTCGGCATTAAAACCGTCAAGGAACTCCTTGCAAGAACAATTTGATTTGCTGGTATCATAATCCTCAACCTTGTTACAGGTCAGGGCTATCCCCAAAAGCTCTTCCTCTTTCTTAGCAATCCAAGAAGGAGAATCATAAAGATCATATCCCGGATTGTCATAGGAAGCTATTAGGTCTTCTATCATAGGGATTCTATCCTTTCTGAATATAGGACGGTTCTTATCTTTCACCCTAGAAGCCTCAACCATTGCGGTAATAGTATCCTTAGTACTAACCTCTGGGTGCTCTAGCTTGTAGTTGTTTAACCATGACTGCTCTCTACCAGTGAACTCTTTCATGATGTTAAAATAATGGAGCATCTTAGAACGCCCAATATTAAAACAATCAAATGCCCCTGCTAAAATCAGTGAGGAGAACGCCTTCTTATTTACATATGGTGCAATCCGTATCAGGAAACAGTCCCATCCACATTCAGAGATATCTATTTCATTAGACTCGATATGCTTCATGAGTTTCTTAAAGACTGAAGCCCCAACATTCTTAATGTTCGTGATTCCATAGGTAGGGTTCTCACCAATCAGTTGGAAGTGTTCATTCATGTGCTGGATACTAGGAGACATAACATGGATGTCCATTGTCTTAGCATTGTTTACTAGCTCATGAACTTCCCAGAAGGTATCTGGCTTTCCGATGGAGTGCTTGAGGTACGCTGTGAAAAACTCTCTAGGGAAGTGAGCCTTTGCATATGCTGTTAGGTAGGAGTTGTAGGCGTAACTTATGGAGTGAGATTTATTGAAGGAGTATCTCTGAGACTTTTCAATCCAACTAAAGATTTCTTCAGCTTGTACTTTATTAACAATGCCCTTCTCTACAGCCTTCTCAAGGAAGGAAGTTTTAACCTTAGCCATTACATCCGCTTGCTTCTTACCAATAGCCTTTCTTAACGTGTCTGCCTCTTGGAGATCGAAACCCCCAATGTCAGTAGCAATCTTCATAGCCTGCTCTTGATAAACAAGGATGCCCTGAGTGCTCTGGAGGATTGGTTCAAGGGCATCATGGAGGTACACAACAGAATCTATTCCGTGCTTTCTATCTACATAGTGCATAGTCAGGCTCTTGCCATTCACCATCGAGTCCAGACAACCGGGACGCATAATTGCGATAAGGTCAGACAGCTCACTTATGTTTCTTGGCTTTGCCTGCTTCGATAAGGATCGTCCAAGCTGTGATTCCAGCTGGAAGATACCCTTCGTGTTTCCTTCACAGACCAAGTCCCATGTATGGGGGCACTCCAAGTCTAGCTTGGTAATGTCAGGATTAAAGATTACTTTTCCTGCATCGTCTGTTTCAAATTTACATCCGCAACTGAAGGTCTTCATTTAGAGAACGCCCCTTTGAACTTATCAACCGACGCTTGCTTACGATGGAACTTCATGAACTTAACCATGAGCTTCGCTTCGTCAATAGTATCAGACAGTGCCTCGTGAGCCTGACCGTCAGATTCTAAGCCGAGGAAGTCTCGGAAGGTATCCAGTTTCATATTAGCTGGTTCTTCTAGGTTCTCAAACCACATGAATAGAATGTCCATCATGTCGATCTTAGTTACTTTTGACAAGGGAAACTTAGTCTTGTGCTTTTCTGCTAGGCGATAGAGAATAGGTAAGTCAAACCCAACGATGTTATATCCAGCGGGGATTGGCTCTGTGTACCATTGTCCGGGTTTCTTATCTACTTCATACTTAGAGCAGTACGACATGAAGTTCTTCCAGACAACCTTCTCGCTTTGTCCTGTCTTCCAGTCTGCTACAATCGCCTCTGTTTCAACTCCTCTTGTTTTGGCGTGCCAAGCAATTGTTGATTGACGTTCCTTCGTGAAGTATTCCTCGGAGTCAAGACCGTCTGGCTTGATAGTAGCTCTAAACGCCTGCTCTGTTTTGATCTCAAGAGTTCTTGGGTCTACAGGAACGGCAGCAATCTCTACTGGATTACAGGTGTCAGGGTTTGGGCTATCTGTTTCTAAGTCGAAGACTATAATCCATCTATTATTCATTGTTTTATCCTAATGTAATATGTATTTACTCTGTGCTTAATTATACCCCCGCAAGTATGTTCGGGATCTCCATAATCTTGTCAAGCATCTTAATTCCTAGTACATCCAGCTTAAGAAGTCCTACGTCCTCACAACTGGGCCCTTCAAATCCGGCAAGTTGGCCCTTTCCTTCTTTGTCTATTACCATAGGGCAAATATCATAGATAGGCTGAGGTGAAATCACAACTCCGGCAGCATGCTTTGACTGAATGATCTTAGTGTCCTCTAGTCTTATTGCTTGCTCGAATATTCTAGAGAACTTTCCTGTTAGCTTACCGTTGCTATCTATTTGACACCATTCCTTTAGCTTATCAGATCTGTTCTCAAGAGCCCAAGTAATAACAGAGGCTGTTCCTAACTCATCCTTCATGTCCTGTAGCTCATCTGCAATCTTAGCTTCATCAAGAATATGAGAAGTGATGTCGTTCTGTTCTGCAAAGCCTATGTTACCACGAGAAGCCATTACCCTTTTAAGTGCAGCCCTACCCTTAAGTGTTTGGAAGGTAAGAATCTGGGCTACATTATCTTTACCATATTTCTTTTGGATATGGCCCATAATATCGCTTCGTGCATCTTTGGGCACATCAATATCAATATCAGGCATGGAGACATGGCCACCTGTGTTACGACCAGCGTTATAAAATCTCTCGAAAATTAGCTTGTAGGGAATAGGATCTATCTGTGTAATGTCAAGTAGATAAGAGACCATGCACCCTGCAGCACTACCTCTTCCCGGCCCTGTCAGATAGCCTTGGCTTCTAGTATAGTTTAGGATATCCCTCACGATAAGGAAGTAACTGGACAGGTTCGTCTCAGTAAAGATCTTAATCTCTTTATTAACCCTATCTCCATACTCGCTGAATAAGGATCCCTTCGTAATGTGATCCATTTTATCAGCCCAGCCCTGTCTGCAAAGCTCTCTTAGATAGTCGTTCGGAGACATCTTGTCTGGACAATCAAATACTGGAGGATTAGGAGGGCCGAGGATTTCATAGTTGGTACACATGTCTGCTATCTCAATAGTGTGAGCTAACTCAGAGGGAGTGTGATGCTCTGCCATCTCCTCGTAACTTGGGATGTGGTAGTTGTCTGACTCGAAGAAGGGCTTAAGGTGCTGTGCTCTTCCTTCATTTATCTCTGTCTGGATTTGCCCTATGCTTTTCCTCATGGAGGTACACAGAAGAACTCTCTGGTCGTCGGCATCTTCACGGCGACAATAGTGGGCATCTGGAGTAGCGACGCAAGGGATGCCTGTCATCTTAGCTACTTCTCTTAGCTTCTCGGCAGCCTCTTTTGCATCTGTATTGATAACAGAGTCTATGAGTTGAATCTCTATATAGAAATTACCCCGACCAAAGGCCTCTTCCATTATAGAAGCTTGGCGTACTGCGTTATTTCTCCAGTTGGGATTCCCTATAACAATAGACCCTAGTATAGACCCAAGATGTCCACTGAAGGACACTAGGTCTCCATCGAACTCGGAGACAGACTCTAGAAACTGAGCCATCCCTAGTCGAGGCTTGTGGTAGAAGTGTTCTGGTCTGTTAGATGTAGAGACCAATTCCAGAAGGTTCTTCCATCCCTTTAGGTTCTTTGCCAGTACAACCTGATGTCTCAGCTTAGAGTTTGTGGGCTCTTTAACTATAGCACTCTCTTTGGATAGGTAAAGTTCGCAACCTAGGATAGGCTTGAACCCAGAGGAATTCATGGTCTTATAAAAGTCCACTCCCCCACTAACTGTTCCATGATCTGAGATAGCACATGTAGAAATCTCTAGTTCTTCTAATCGTCCGGCGATATGCTTTGTTTGGGAAAGTCCATCTAAGAGCGAGTACTCGCTATGGACATGCAATGGTACGTATGTCATGCTAATAGTTCCGTTATGTGTTGGTATAATTCTTTCACTTCTAAATTATACATGTCAACATGAGTTTTGAAGCCATTTCTTTTGTCAATTTTTCCTTTTTCCCAAAGGGTTGCTCTTTCCCAGTACTCTTCGGCTGGCATAAACCCACATAGCCATATTTTCTTTAGACCATAATACTTCTTCGGGTGTTCCTTTGTAGTCCTCTGGAACTCAATACTAATGAAGGCGTAGATGTCTGGCTGCTGATGGCTACTAGTCTTGGCTACGGAGACATCATAGTAAGGTCTGGGAGCAACAGTCCTCCTCTTTGTCTTAACCTCTACACGCTGACCTGTAGGCATAAGAAGGTCGTGGTTGTATTTATCAAGACCTCTGTTATTGCTGACTATCTCAGCCCCTGTGTGAGAGGCGAGGGCTTCTTCTCCTAAGTAACCAGCAAGATTACCGGCGCCCTTTAGGATAGAATTATTCAGTGAGCCTAGAGATATAGCCTTCTCCTTCGCTCTTTCCAGCATATAAGAATCAAACATTAGATTTATCATACTTCACCGGGAGGCTGATACTTTCCAATGGTGTGCGTAGGATCTTTCAGATTGTCCGTGACCCACTCAATTCCATTCTTATGTATTTGATCCATGACTTGATCACACTTTGTGAGACACCCACCGTAGGAGTTAGTTAATGGTTCGATGCTAGTTCCTTCAAAGGTCGTCTTACCAGCAGCACATAGCTTAGAACATTTCCAACTCTTGTTCTGCTGTGGATGTGTGGTGTCCTTGATTAAGTCAAACTTAGCTTTAATCATTTTAAGAGTGTCTGGAATATCACTCTCTTCAAAGTGAAGGGTAAAGGCTCCTCCGTCATTCATAAAGTGAATGGTTACCAAGAAGGTTTTGATATCAGGATAAAGTTTAGTCACAGCAAGATGATACATTCTTAGCTGTATATCTTTCTGTAGAAGCTCTGGGGTTTTTACCTTACCAGTAGCCCAGTCTAATCTCTTGCCTGTCTTCCAGTCAATGATCTCATACACACCGTCACCAGCGTCGGAGATCAAGTCAATGGTTCCCTTGAGGGCTAGGTTCCCCTGAAGGACTGTCCCATCCTCTAGAGTGTAATCATACTTAGCCCAATCCTCCTCGATCTCAAAATCGAAGTGAGGCTCTGCATCTACAACCGTAAGGTTCTTGGGATCAAACATGCCGTCATCATCATTAAAGATCTTCCAGACCCACGCTCTGCAATGCTTCAAGTCACTAGGAATCCAGTGGTGGTGAGGTAATCTAGAAGTATAGTACTCAAAGACTGTATCGATTATCCCATCTAGATATTCAGGTTCATAGTTAGCTGTCTCTATTTCCCCTATTTCTCTATCATTAATAGTTGCGTGCCCTTCTTGTAGAGCCTTCTTAGCGACCGCTGCTAACTCAAGTATCTTATGTACAATCGTCCCCTTGTCTGCTTTCTTACCAGACAGACCTCTCCAGCCCAAGTTATACTCAATATAGTATTGCATGGGGCACATCTTGTGCGAATTGAAGGAGCTACTACGAAAATAAACAATAGGGATAGTCATAATTTTACTCTTCTATTTGAGGTATAACGCCGTCAAGATGTTTGACAGCCGCGTAGATAGCTTGGTTCTGTTGGGATAAGTCCATGCCTTCGTTTTCGATTACGGCACTGCACATTTGAATAGCGGCTGTTACTTCAGACTCGCTCGAATGTTCATCCGAACTACCATAAGGACTTCTGGTTAGGCCTATCACAAAACCCTCTTGGTCTTTGATAGATTGGACTTCGTTCTCAAAGCGAACATCAGAAACTAATGCTAGTTCTGGATTATCTTTTTTAATTCTTCGGAACAAGGAATCAAGCCAAACGTCCGAGTTCATTTTACGGAACATATCAGTCCCTACATACTGCAACACTTCACGAGCAGTCATGACCCCTTTCTTGTGAACCATCATACCAAGAGAGGCAACCTGCTCTTGAGTGAACCCTTTCTTCTTTAGACCAGAAGGACTAATAACTCCGGGCATGTTTTCCCACTTGAGCTTTGTCTTACTGTTCTTATCCTTGTCGCTCCCGAACGCCTGTTCCTTGGATAGCCCCAGAATATCAACTGCCATTTGCTTCAAGGAGTCTGCAATAGCGTAGACTCTTACAAATTTCCCTAGCTCATTATCGTATAGTTCGTCAACAGAAACTTCAGGGTTCTTAAACAAAAGCCACTCCTTTGACCCTTTCTCCCCTAATACATCACTAACTTCAATTTCCCCATCCTCATTAATCCTTGCAACATTACAAACTGTTAGCTCTGCAAGCTTCATAGCGATGATAAAATTACAAGAAGTATTCTTACCGCTCTGTTTCTTACCGACAAATCCAAGTATCTGGGTCATATTAAGCATCACCTTCTGGGAAATACTTCCCTAGAGTTTCTAATCTGTCTTCTGCATCTGCCAGCATGTCCAGAGCTTCGTCTAGGTTCTTATGAAAGTCCCCAGTAGAGTGATCCCCAATACCTGCCCCGTTCTCTAGTAATAAAGAGAGAGACATTCTTGCCTTTGACTTGTCTGCTCTTGCTGTCTGCCATAAATACGAAACAGCGTGTTGTGAATAACTCATTTAGAAATCCTTATAAACTTTCTTGGCCTTAGTAATGAACGGCTTTATATCAGCAGTTACAGCGTCTACATTTAAGTCTGCTATATCTGCTGCTTTAAAACTCGGGAAATAAATACGATACAATCGAGAACACTGTTCTTCTATTTTCTTAGCAGCCACTTTGCCCGCTTCGTCATTATCCATAAGACAGATAAGGGACAGTGCCCCTGACTCGTCTAGGATATGTTTTTGTTCTGTATTAAATGCTGTTCCAAATATAGCAACTGCATTGTGGATCCCTGCTTCCGCAAGTCTCCATACGTTTCCGGGAGACTCAACAAGGATAGCGACTCCCGTATCTAAAATAGAATCCTTAGCCCTCCAGTAATTATACAACCACTTTTCCTTTTGGAAGCCTTTACTATGGAGCCATTTTGGAGAATGCCTACAAACAGATCGAGCACTGTGGTAGCTCTTACATTCCTTACACTGGTCATGAATACTTCTACCAGTACACCCAACTATATATTCATGGTTATTGTCATAGATGGGAACGACTGCCCGTTCGAACATCGGCTTGTAGTGATTATCACAGTAACCAACATCGTATTCCTCTAAGACCTCTTTCGAGAACCCTCTATTTAGATAGTACGCGGCAGGAACCTCCACCTTTTCTCTGTACTGATCCTGAGTTATCCCAAGACCTCTTGTCTTTCTCTTGGAGAAGCTGTTAACCATCGAACCGAACTTCATCTTCTCGACATTGATAGACTCTGCTTCTAGTGATTCAAAGTCCTTGTCAAGAAAGTCCAGAACAAACTCAACGGCCTCGGAGAAGCCAGCTATCTTATCTCCCTCTTGTTCCCATTTGTATCTGTATCTAGATAGGCAACCTCTGATGAATCCAAAGAAACTGTTCCCAAAGATATCTTCGCACTGGTGCGTCCTGCACTTATAATGAATCTTATAGTCACCATTATAGTACATATTTAAAGCGGTGTTATTGTCTCCATTATGAATAGGACAGGTGGACTTAATCAGTACGTCATTCCTATAGGCCTTGGTGATACCAAAGAACTCATAGATCTGATCGATATGTTCAGCTCCCATTCTAGAGAGTTGGTTCAACTTGCCGTAGTCCTTGTATTTATACGAAGGAGACTTGCTCTTCTCTGTTTCCATAATCCTCGTCCTCCTCTCCAGTGTCATCCTCTATCTCAAAGGCGGTCAGTCCTTCTCTGATTCTTCCTGACGCTCCTCTCATCTGAACATTGATGTAGTCATTAGAATCTAGTCCCTCTCCGTGACGTGAGATAAGAGGAACAAGCTTGAGGTTCCCGTGTTCTGGCCCGTCAGAAGCGATCTCTTCATCTGATTTCTTCTTATAGATAGTGAAGTTAGAGCAGAGCCAAATGATTCTGTCAGAACCAGACGCTGCATCCGTAGACTCTTTTGTAATTCCATCTCGATTAAGCTGGATGAAGGTTAGGATAGGTACTTCATACTTGAGAGAGAAGTTATGCAGTGCTGTCATCATAAATCCAAGCACTTGGAACTCTTTCATGTCTCCCTTTATTGCCGCCGAGTCCATGAGTTTTAAATAGTCATAGATGATAACGCAGTCCTTAGCCTTACCTTTATCATTAAGCCCTACAACTTTAGCAATCCAACGTCTCATGATAGAGAGTTGATCTTCGAAGGCAAGACCACCGATTGTTTTGAAGTAGTAAGGTGTATCCTTCAAGTCCCTAGCCGCCTGAAAAACCTTCTTGCGATTAGTGGGATTCTTTGAAAAGGCACCTGTCTCAATATCGTTAATGGGAACATCAGTAAGCATTGCCATGAGACGATGCTGGTGATCTTCTTTCCTCATCTCTGTATCTAGGTTAAGAACAGGGATTCCTTGCTGTGCTATATGGATACCCATGTTGTCAGCCAGTAAGGTCTTACCTGTCTTAGGCCTAGCTCCAATAACATTAACCGTCCCCCTCCGCAGTCCTCCTCCGATAGCGAAGTCGTACCTAGAGAATCCTGTAGGAATACCAATCTGGTCTACTGGGTTCTCTGAGAGTTCGATCAGGCGATCTTCTGCTGTGTCTAGAACCATTGTAGGTGAGTCGTCAACGTCTGAGAGCATGGAGGTGAAGTCGAAGATAGACTCTTCAGCTATACCTAGGATCTGAGAGATAGGCTCATCTCCCTTGACCTGAGCATACTTCTCCTTAGTTAGTTCTAGCTGGTCATGCATTAGTCTTGCAATCTCAAGCTTGCGAATCTTAGCCCCGAACTTCCTTACGTTACTAAGAAGTACTGGGAACTTAATAATAGAGGAGAGGTGTGAAACTTCTTGAGCATTAAAAAAGTCAGAGTTTCCTAACTCTTTCGCCGCTGACATCATGGAAGGAATGTCTATACTTGTAGTCTCATCCTTCTCTAGGATATGCTTCAAGCACCCATAGAGAACCATGTTTGATTCATCTGTGAAGCTACTCTCTTGGATAATGTCAGTGACATCGTATAATGCGTCCGAACCGTATTTAAAGATCCCCGCAAGGATAGCTCTTTCTGCTGGTAAGTCTTGTAAAATCATTTTTTTTAACCTGCTGATGTTGAACAACCGTTACATTTCCATCGAGACGAATCATGCACCACCGAAGGTGCAACATCATATACGTCTCCACACACTCTGCATTCTACTTCAATTACGCTTGACTGTCTAGGGTTGGTAGTCCTTGCCGGAATAGCATCTTTCTTATCAGAGCTTGCCGCACTCTCAAGTTCTTCTCTTTCCTTAGGAGAAAGGTTGGTCGATCTCATGAAGTCTAGGAACTTGTTCTCTCTAGGAGAGTCTATATCTATGGGAGCAGTTCGACAGTTAGATCCCTTTGAGTTCCCCTTCTTTCTTCCCGTAGCAGACCTTTTACCTTTTCCACTTCTTTTACGACCGCCCTTTCCTCTTCGTCGCTTCTTATCAATCTCATGAGTCCTCTCCTCAGCCTCGTTCTCTTCAACTTGCTCAGGTTCTGGCTCCGACACTTTCTCTTCGCCGTCAGTGTCGTCTATTAGAAATTCAATAAGCTCTGCTTTTGAAAAGTCTTTTAACAGTGCTTTTAGTTTATCCTGCTTACTCATATCTTCTTCCTGCTTTCGCTTTCTGGAGGTTTACGAAAAGGTCGCTTAGATTTTTTGCTGATGTTGAAAGGTAAGTGATTCTGTCGGCTCTCTGTTGAGCGTATCTTTTAATGCTGTTTACTTTGGAACAGTACCCGTCCCCTTTGACAGCTTGCTCGAACTGACTATCCCATGAGCCTCCGTACTGAGACTCCCTTCCTGAGATAGTGCTCTTAAGAACAGAAGTCGCCCAGTTCACTCGGGAATTTTCTCTATTGTAAGATCTCTGTAGGTAGAAAGAAAAACCACCGAGGAGTAGTGCTGCTTCCGCACATTCTTCGATAGTAAGTTTCTCCATTGCTCCACGAGACATCTCCATGTAGCCTTTTACCGTTTGATCTCCGAAGTCTCCTGAGTAGGCTGGCAGACCTAGGCTGTTCTCGTACTCGTCAAGAATCCTATCGATCTCGTCTAGTCGTTCCTTTGCTTGATCTTTAATTGCCATTCTTCGTCGCTCTCGTTATAAGGTAATTCAACATACGTTATATTATTATACTCGCACCATTCACTTTTTCGTGAATCCCTTTTCCTTTGTTTTGCGAAATCTTGTGCCGACGTGTGGAATAGCGAGTTAAATTTATAATGTTGCTGGCCATGAACCTCTATTACTAGCTTAATAGTATTGATGTAGAAATCAAAGAAAAGTTTCTCTCGTCTAGTAATTGGGACAGCTACCTCTTCCAGTATCTGGACGGTTGGGAAAAGATCTACTAGGATATTACGGGCTCGGAGATGTAGCTTAGAACGAGGACGCATGTCACTAGCGTTTATGACATACCCGTTAAGGTTCCACTTCTGTATCTCATTGTCTAGGTCTCTTATCTTCATCCAAGAACCTTCGCAACTAGAGCTCCCCATTTGAATAGTGTCTGCTTAGAACTTCTTTCGATCATTAGTGTTTCGTCAGGCATAACGATAGAGATCCTATTTTGTTTAAACTTATCCAAGAGACAGACAGCTAAGTCTTTCATAAACTCATCTATCTTACTAGATTCAGTTTCAACGCGAGGGTAATTGATGGCAGCGACCTCCCATCCATCCTCCGTGTAATGAGTTTTAGAGACGAAGGTAGTGTCCGTTACCCTAACAGGAATAGTCTGAGAATATTTCTCCTGAAATAGACCTATCTCCTTTATCAGATCCTTCTTAGAGAACGACTTAAGAGTCTCCTCATTGATAGAACCTAAGTATACCCTAACTTCGTAAGTACTTCTAGACCTTATTTCCATTATCTATACCCACCATTTCAAAGACTTCTTGCTCAAACTTTTTGTATTCGTCAGGGTTGTCTTCTAGATAAGCCGCCAACTTAACCTTACCTTGAACCTTCTCACCATTAGGAAGGTTGACCCAAGATCCAGACTTTGATACTAGCCCGAAGTCAAGGAGGAGATCTGTCAATTCCATTTCTTTCCAGATTCCTTTTCCATATCTGATGTGGCTTTCCACCTTCTGTCCGGGAGGCCCAATAGCAGACGTAGTGATTTGCCAGTGTACGGTCTGACCTATCTGTGTATCTCCCTGCATGAGGGGCTGAGAGTGTGAGGCATGCAACTTAACGTCCACTTGATACTTCAACGCACCCCCGGACTTCTCTATCTTAGCCTTGCCCCTGCCGAATCGTTGAAGGTTAGCCATAAGGTGAGTAATCCCAACGACAGTGACCCTATTGATAGGGAGAGCGTTAGAGATTCTTCTACAAAACTTAGCCAGTATCTTCTGCACACTCATTACCTGATGGTCTGCAAGGTCTCCTGTTAGCTCTGCCTCACTTGAAAGAGCAGAGAAAGAGTCAACGACAGCGACAGCTCCCGGTTTTGTATGTACAATATTATCTATAATACTTAAGTATTTCTCAGCAGATAGAATGTTCCCCTCTGTGGAGGAGATGATCTGCATTTCCTCTGGGCTTAAGTCTAGCCCTGCGATACCAGTAAGGTCTCTTTTCTTTAGACGACCCTCTATATTCGCATAGTAAACTTTTCTATCGTGATTTTTTTGAGCATTGGCACAAAAGGTAAGGGCTGTTACTGTCTTCCCTACCTTCTCAGGCCCCGTCATAATAAACAGAGATCCTTCTGGGACTCCTCCTCCAAGTGCTATATCTAACTTTGGCCCAATAGAGATTATCTCAAGAGGTCTATCTACAATAGAAGAGGGGTCGTGAAGCACGTCCCCATATTCCTTCAGAATGTCCTTGTCTGCCGAGGATGATCCTTTAGCAGGTTCTTTTTCCTTCTTCGCCTTAGCCATCTAAATCCCTCAGTTTTGATATGATTGATTTCTGATCATTATTACTCTTATGAACAACATTTTCCTTATCGTTGACATTATAATCAACAGCCTCAGTCCTCTGGATTATTGAATCTTTCTTCTCTTGAATTATACCGTGCAAGAACTTAGATCTTAAGGAATAAGTTCCCCAACAGCGAGAATCTTTCAGAGCAGCAACTACAGACTCTTCCCCAAACTCCTTAACTAGCTTGTTAGCTAGAGTAATCTGGTATCTATAGTACGCCTTCCATTCCTTTATCTCCCAGAACTTAATTGGTAAGTCCTTCTTATCTTTCTGGGCCTTCTTCTCGCAGATCACCTCCGTGATGTACTGAGGAGCTGAGACCCATCCTTGAGGAGAGTACCTAGAAGGGTACTTGCTTTTCTCTGTTCTATTCTTGCTCATTTTCGAATACTATGGATCGCTCTGGTTCCACGATTGGATACTTTAACGTTCTTGTTCTTCTCTCTGTTTGTGTCTACCTTAATAGATCCAGCAGGAGTCATAATAGATACTCCGTCATCACCATTAACAGTCTTCTTAAGAACCATGTCTGGAGAGTTCTCTTCTTTTTCTTTCTCTTCAAGTTCAGAGACATACTCCTCGACGAGACCAACGCTTCTACCTAATACCTTGGCAATAGCTTTTGTCTCCATGTCGTTATGAAACATGCCCTCAATGCAATATTTCTCTGTAGTAGTAATCTTCTTTGCTGTGGATAATTTACCCATTTTAAAACTCTCTTTCTGCGTTACTTAGCCAAGCCGCATTTTTTGTCTTTAGGAATTGGATATAATAGTCGAATACTTTCTTTGTAACCTGTCGGAACACCCATTCTGGGCGACCAGCATGCTTAACGTTTCGTGCGGAAGTACCTTCTGAGTACATTCCGATAGGATTATAAAGTCTTCCGTGCTTCCCTATCTTGGCAAAGAACTTAATCTTGTTACCATCAGGAGCAGTCTTAGCGTGAGCCTCGTGTCTGTCTTCAGCCTTCTTGTCTACGAGATCCTCAAGTCGAGGATACCCGTCCTCATCTACGAAGTCCTGACTTCCAGAGACGGTGTAGACAGCCGTGTCTGAATCTGAGGGAACTCTCTTTTCCTTCTCTTCTTTTTCAGTTATGTTGAAGATGGCGTTATCTATGTTTGTATACTCGCTCATTACTTACCCTTTTTTCTAGTGGATTTTCTTTTCTTCTTGACTGGTTCGTCCTTAGTCCACTGAGTCGTTTCCGTAGGTCTCTCCATCCTAGACATTCCGTCTGGAAGGCTTTCAGTAGGCTCATCCTTCTTGGTCTTAAAATCGGCAGCCATATCTTCGCATTTCCATTTGCCGTATTGTTTTGTTTGTTTGTCTGCGTAGTGCCCAAGAGTTTTAACCTCAGACAGAGATAATGCAATAGCACTATAAACCTCGTCCTCTGAGAAGTCTCGGAAGACAGATTTCTTCTTCTTACACTCAGGGCATTTCTGCTTTTCTGTGTAATCTTCCATGCTAGATACAAGACTCCACTTATTAGAGCATGCTTCGCAATAAAAACTATATTCAGGCATCTTTGTTCCCTCTTCCTGCTTCAAATTTTGTTATGTATTGATCGCAATCTTTTTTCCGAAGAACTCTAGGGGAAGTATAGATAATCTTACCTTCACTTAAGAAGACAGCTCCATCTTCTAGTTCCATAACTTGGAAGTGCCAGTCAGAGGTTGCGGATTGAGTAGCATCAACACACGCCGCATTGATAAACTGATAAACGAGCTTAGTCATTAAAGTATTCCTTGGGGTTTAAGCAATTCCTACAGTACACTCTAAAAGCTTCTGTTCCGAGAGACTTTTCTGACAACTTTATATGCATCTTACCATCAGGCTTACTGGTGGATTCGACACTCCTCACAGTAACAGTGACCTTTTCACCGTTCTTGATTGTCCTGTCGCAAGAATCACAAGTATCTTTTCTTATCATGATATAGTATTATACTCTCAGTTCTTTGTTATTGGAGAGGCAAAAATACTAGACCTTAAGAATTTATTCCATATTTGAGAAATCTTCTTGTAGGATAGGTTCGTTTAGCTGTCTTAATATCCTAGCTACTATGTCACTTCTAACGATATCTGAGTAGTCAAGTTCTGAGATGCCTACCCCTTCGACTCCTGACAGTCTATCCATGCAATTGGTGAGTGCTCCTTTTAGGTCTCCTAGATCACTCTGGTCAAGGTCTCCATTAATGACAGCTTTAGAGTTTCTTCCTATCCTAGTGACGAACATTTTAATCTGCTCGAAGGTTGCGTTCTGTGCCTCGTCAAGAATCATGAAACAGTCATGAAAGTTTCTTCCTCTCATGTATTCCAGAGGGCATAGCTCTATAATCTCTTCTTCGCGGAACGCATCAACACTGTTCTTTGTTAGGTAGAGGTTCATTTCCTCTAAGATAGGAACGAGATAGGGATTTATCTTTTCGATCAAGGTTCCGGGAAGATGTCCTAGTCCTTTACCTGATGTGACAACAGGTCTTGTTATAATAATCTTCTTTACTCTCTTCTCAAGAAGGTACTGACAAGCCAGCCCTACTGCGACGCTCGTCTTGCCTGACCCTGCTGGCCCAGAACAGAAGGTTATATCAGAGCAATCCATTTCTTCTATATAGTCTGCTTGATTAGACGTTTTAGCCTTAAGCCTTTTTCTTCTAGGAGCGTTTACAGGAGCTGGGTTCTTCTTTCTTCTTGCCATAGGGTTCCTTTTATAGGTTTAATCAAATACTAACAAAAATAATAGCTGGGTTGGTATCTCCCACTTTAAGAGCACGTATAGCCAGTATAAAAGCCGATTAAAAAACTTAATTGCATCGACTGGTTGATAGGACGTAGGACTCGGGAATATACAGTTGAGAACCTGTGGCAGGAGGGAAGCTTCCTGTCTGCTTGCAGACCGTTGATCCTGAGGGGTCTCCCACAAACTCAAGAACATAACCCCATTTGCAACGATTACCTACGCTATGAGCTCCTCCCCAATTTCTAGACTTGACTGTCCAACAATTAGTTAGAACGTTACAGCCAGTCACTGACGTAGAGCAGGAAATACCAGTCGCGTCATTATCCGCTCCAATATAGTTTGGATCTGGGAATGTTACACAAGGACAGTCGCAAGTTGAGCCAGCAGAATACCATACTCCTGTAGAGTCACTAGCCCCACTCGGAGTGCTGAAATAATAATTGCACATACCAGCAACTCCCGTTAGACAAGTCCCTGTAGTGAAGGGGGTGACCCTTCCATACCCGAAGTCTATGGCATAGCTCGCAGACCATATGTCGTTGTATGCGCCGCTAACGCTCGTATGCCAGAATGCCTGAAATTGATGGGGATGAGTGAGAGAGACTCTCTCTCCTATCGAGTACTTAGGAACACCTCCAGAAACACAGACAGCGGATTGCTGCTTAAAGATAGTGGGGGCATATGGCCCAGATGCCGCCTTGTCAACTTTATCAGTTCTTACGGTAGGGATAGCCTCGCTCCGTTTTTCTATATTATAAATTCCCTTAGGAACTGCTGGAGGCATCCAGTTGTGACCCTCCGCCGCGTTTGTACCGGAAGCCCAAACGCCAGAGGAACTGTTCCAATACCCCCTCCTTATAGAAGTTCCATACTCATAGGTATGAAAGCTTTCAGTGTAAGGATCTACGGGAGTTCCACTAGTATCAGAGTAATTTATTCGAGGCGTATAATCTGGATCTGGCCCAAAAGGTTTAGAAGGAGTAACGCCAGTGCTATGAGGGAATTCATCCATCCATTGAGCTGTACCTACCATAATCTGGAATATTGCAATACCTACAGTAGGATCCACCTGTCCTGTTCCTGTAGTGGCAGAGTATGGGCCTCCAACTACTCCGTGATCATTAGCTATACCGCTAGGGTAACCATCCCTATAAATACCAGTCTCTTGATTTTCAGAGGTTAATCCTGTTATAAAATTCATTGCAATACCTTTTTTATAGTTCTGTTATTTTAAGTTCAGTTTGACACATGGGACATAGATCTATAACCATACCCTCATGAAGATTATTTCTGTGTTGTCCCAGTAAGATAGCCTGCATAATCATACTCTCTCTTGATTTGGAGTCTTCAGAGAGTTTATCAAGAGCTGGAACACTAATCGTTGGGACAGGTTTTTCTTTAGATACTTCTTTATGGA